ACTGAGTTCACATACAACCAAGCTACCGTTTCTGGTACTGCTACATTCGTTGGTGACGAACACGCTGCTCTAGCTGTTCAAATCAATCGTGTTGCAAACTTGATCGCTCAGCGTACACGCCGTGGTGCAGGTAACTGGGCTGTTGTTTCCCCAACAGTTCTAACACTGCTACAGAGCGCAACAACTTCTGCTTTTGCTCGTACTACAGAAGGTACTTTCGAAGCTCCAACAAACACCAAGTTCGTTGGTACACTAAACAGTGCAATGAAAGTATATGTAAACGGCTACGCAGAAAGCGACGATGTTCTAATCGGTTACAAAGGCTCTTCTGAGTCTGACGCAGCAGCATTCTACTGCCCATACATTCCATTGATGAGCAGCGGCGTTGTTCTAGATCCAACAACCTTTGAACCAGTAGTTAGCTTCATGACCAGATATGGTTATGTTGAGTTAACTAACGTTGCATCATCTCTAGGTAACGCAGCTGACTACCTAGGCAAGGTTGCTGTAACATCTGCAAATCTTCGTTTCGCTTAATCGACAGAACGATTATACAAACGATTCAAAAAGCCCCGCAAGGGGCTTTTTGTTTGACTTAAATATTTCAATGCAGATTGAAAGCGAACAGGATTTTCCAGAACTGCGCCGACAGATACAGGTCTGGCGAAAACGATTTCCTATGTTTAAACATGATGTAAATCAGATCGAACATATAATCGAAAACCATATACAAAATTATAGTATAGCGTTAGTTCATTATCGACAAACTCATGGTCGATCTTATCTAGAAAAAGCTCAACAAGAAATAGATGAAATAAACAGAGTATTATCAACAGTTGGAAAACTGGAGTTAATGGCAATGCTCAGCCAAGGCTAAATAAAGTATCTAGAATGATTTATGCAGAATCCCTCTGCGTAGGCCTAGAACGTCACTTAAAGGAGAAAACAAATGGGGCGCCCAATTAATAAAAGAAGAATCGGCCTTGGATCAGGTCGTATAGCAGTAACATCCGCAAGATTTTCCACCGGAGCAGTTCAAAACGACAACGAAAACGGTACAAGATTATACATCTTCAGTCAAAGAAGCGATAAACAATTCTTAATTAAAAGTTCAAATGGTACATATTCTGAGCAGCTAAAACTAGTAGGTAAAGCAACACCTGCTGCCGGAGAGTTCAATATCAAAGTTACTTTGGATAATGTAGCCGATACAGCATTAAATGACTCAACAGTTTACTGGGTAGTAAGCCTACACAACAGAACAGTTTCTTGCCAACCAGATAACGATCCATCAGGTATGATCAAAATCCAGTATACACTAGGCAATGAAACCACTGACGAAGGATTGTTAGGCGACGGATTTACTATCGCTAACATTGATGCACAGTAATTAGGATCAAGCATGGGACAGTATCTACAAACCAACGGCGATTATAATATCAAAACCTCCGAAGGAGGAGAGATAAGATTAGATACCGGACCAGGTATAGGTAGAGTCGTCATCACAGGAAATGTTCTTGTTGGTGGCGACACTACTACTATCAGTGCTGAGAACTTAAACATCAAAGATAATGTCATTATTTTAAATGACGGAGAAACTGGAGTCGGAGTAACATTGCGTTACTCCGGTATCCAAATTGAAAGAGGAACAGCAGTGTCGACTTCCCTACTATGGGACGACAATGATGATTCATGGAACATAGTAAATGGTAGCCCCGAAGAAGGTATAGATTGGGTTGATACTAAACTTCGTGTAGCATCTATTAGAACAGACTCTGATACCGATTCAGGAGATTTAACTTTAATCGGAACAGGATCAGGTGTAGTAAAAGTAACCGGAACTACAGATTATACAAACGAGATTCTAACAAGACAAGCCATAGACGAACTTAATGCTACAGACTTTTCAGAAGACATATTGGTCAACAAAGGCTATGTTGACTATGCAATTGTTAACCAACCTCCTTTCCAGATTACCAGCGGCGATAGCCGTGTAATTTTAACAGATGCTGTAGGACCGGATGCTCCGGTAAATTTGGCCTATCTAGCTAGCATAGGATTTGCAGGAGCCACAGCTGGCGAATCAGCTGTATCAATTATATTAGATAATCAACTATATTGTCAGATTTATAAAACACATATTCTAGCTCCTAGATTAGAACTAGGTCTTCCAGGACAACCAGGACCTTACGAAGTTACTACCAGTGGTACCAACGAAAATATCTATATAAGAACACAAGGTACCGGTAAACTACAAACTAACTACGGAATACAAATCGAAGAAAATCCGGTAGATCCTGGATCAGTTAGCGGCTCGACAATCATGTATGCTGCACAACCAAGGGCAGGTTCTTCAGGACTGTGGTTTGTGAACGATCAAAACGAAGCATACAGAAGAAAGGGCGAGCTGGTAAGTAAAAATAGAGCCCTCCTTTTTAGCATGATATTTTAAAGAGAAGAATATGATAACAAGTACATTGGTAAATTCATCATCGTTAGGGAGCCCAGTGAAAGTTTTTGTAAGCTCAACTACCGGTGCAGTAATTGGTTCAACATCATTGGTTCCGCTAGTACCCGAAGGACAGGTAAATGCTATCACATCTATGATGTTATGTAATATCTATAGTCCGGCATCGTTGACCAACGAAGATACCGGAACTTGCCAGGTAAATGTTTACCTTGTGAAATCTGGTGGCGGCGCAACTACAACTAATATGATTATTAATCAATTGATTATCCCAGCAGGAGAAACCGTATTTTTAAGTGAAGAAAGAATTGTGTTAGATGCTGGAGACGAAATTCAGGTATCAACTTCTGTAGCTAATAGAATAGCTGTAACTGTGAGCACACTACCAGTATGAGATTTCTTAAAAATCAAAATATCAATCGTTTTACTATTAATGATCAGACATTGATGACACATTCAAATGCTGGTCGAGCGGTCATGGGCATAACTGGCGGGTTAAGATTGCCTCAAGGAACTTCAGCAGAAAGACCAGACCCAGCATATGGCCGCTGGCCCGGCGAAACAGCGACTCAGTCCGGACTACAATATGCAGACGGTACTATTAGATACAATATCGATGTAGATCCAGTTACTGGAAATACTATAGGACTGGAATGTTTAATTGACGGAGTTTGGGAAGTAGTAAGAGCTCCTGGTGCAACTACAATTCATAAACAAACATTAGGGCCAGGAGATGCGATCACTACCGACTTTGGACCATTAGATAGAGATCCGGTAGCAGACGACAATATTATAGTATTGGTAGAAAATGTCATGCAAATTTCAGTTACCAATTATACTATAGATTATAATTACGGTGGCAGTGGAGAAGCTTGGATTATATTTGAAAGTCCACCGCCTATAGGAAAATACATCACGATTTACTTTGGATTCGTGAATTAATGGAGCGACATTATGCCAGATCCAGATCCGTTTTTAGTTAAAAGTTTGGGTCGAATCAGTGGCACTATGCTCACTGATAATCTTCTAAGACAAGGTGTAGATCTTGCCTTTGATAACGATTTATTATATCTAAAAGTAAGTCCTCAAACAGCAGGAACTAATCTCAACGATGACGGAGATCCTAATTGGCCTTCGGGATCTGCAGGGAAAGGGGTTGGAATCAATGAAGAAAATCCTTTATACGATTTAGATGTCAACGGTACCACAAGATTTCCCAACGCTATAGTAACCAACCAAGCTACTCTTGATAATGTAATATTCAATGGTAGCGGATATATCAGTTCTACCTTAGGTCCAGTAAATGTAGTACCTCAAGGTGTTGATCCTATAATTTTTCATGATAAAGTTATAACAGCTAATTTAGAAATCAACGACAATTATATTTCTAGTTTTAGCAATTCAAATATTAATTTTAATCCTAAAAGCATAAACCCTTTAAGTACAGGTACAAATAATCTTCTAGCAACAACCAACGTTACGGGTGATGTAAATGTAACAGGTAACATAGGAATAACTGGTAATTTGTCAAAACAGGGAAATATTATCATCGGTAACGATATTTTTGTTGCAGATGGCATAGCTGATGACACTGTTACTATAAACACTGATTTTACTCAAAGTTTAATACCAGGTACAGATGTAACTTATGATATAGGTAGACCAGATAGACGCTGGGCAGAAATACATATCCCTGATATTAGTACCGTTAACAATGCTTTCATTGATTCTGCCGTAATTGGAACACAGCTAAGAATCGACGGAATAGCAAGGACAATTTTTGCTATTCAATCTAATGATGATACTTTTATAACACCTGATACAGGTATTACTTTTATCGAAGATTTAAAATTTCAAGACGACACTATAACGAATATGTTAAACACCCCTGTAACCTTTTCCAACACAGGAACAGGCTATTTAAAGTTTGACGGAATAGGGGGATTTGTTATACCTGTAGGAACATCAGGAGAAAGACCCACAAGTCCAGAATTGGGAGATACTCGTTGGAATACCACTAGGAGTTTAATGGAATGTTTTGACGGTTCTGTATATCAAGTAGCAACCGGTGGTGGTGAAACAGTTGACGAAGATCTCATGGAAGATTTAGGACACATTTATACCATCATGTGGGGTTAATTTCCATTTCGACTAAATACTACTAATCGCAAGAGACGACCAATTTCTTGCGTGATTAAACTGTGGTAAACCCGCAATGTAAGGTGGTTAACCGTGAAACACGGGGTATTTAGGAGAGCACATGGGCACCCTTGGTCGTATTTCGGGACCGCTCTTAAAGTCAAATCTCGTCAGAGATGGCGTTGACTTGGCCTTTGAGACGGACCTTCTTTATCTAAAAGTTTTAAAATCAGGTGATCCTACAACACCAAGGGTAGGTATTAACACAACTTCTCCTCAATACACTCTAGATGTAAACGGAACAACAAACACTACTAATTTAATAGTAGACACAACTTTAAATATCGGTAATTTTACTGTTACCGGTAACACAATTTCCAGCAATCTTAGCACTATAACTTTTAATCCGTCAGGCGGAGATCCGACTATCTATCATTCAAAGTTAGATGTTGACGATATTAGAATTACTGGAAACACTATTTCAACAACAGTATCTAATGCGAATATTGATATTCAGCCTAACGGTACTGGACAGATTAATTTACAATCAACCACTAATGTTACAGGTAATTTAAATGTTACCGGAAATGTCAATGCTACAGGCAATGTAACTATAGGTGGTAATATAGTTATTGGTGATAATTTATCTGATACTATTACAATCAATGCTGCAATTAAGAGCGATATTATACCAGAGTTAAATAACGCTTACGATATAGGATCTTTTTCTTTTAGATGGAGATCTTTATATGCCAATAACTTTTATGCAGATGCTCTCAATACTTCAGCTTTAAATATTGGCGATATAGTATTCTATGACAATGTAATTACAACTACCGCAGGTCAAGATTTATATATTGATGGAAATTCTGCAGGAGGAGTCCGCCTAGGTAATTTTAAGATAGCGGATAACACAATCACAAATCTAGTAAGTGGCGCTGTTTCATTGTTAGTACAATCTGGAACAGGTTATTTCAAAATTGTAGGTACTAATGGTTTTGTACCCCCCAAGGGAACAGAACTACAAAGACCTAGTGTATATGAAACAGGTATGACTAGATATAATACAGACACCAAAGCACTGGAAGTCTGGGACGGAACTACATGGGCCAGTCCTGCAGGTACTTCTGGCGCGGTTTCTGAAATACAAGCCAATGATATTGCCGCAGCTTACGCTTTAATATTAGGATAATAAAATGCCAACCTTTTTTAGACATTCAGTAGAAACAGGAGTAGGAACAACACCGGTAGATCTAGTTTCTATCCCGGACGGTGTTCGTGCAACTGTGATAGGTTGTAATTTAGTTAATGTAACAGAAGGTGTAATCACCACCAATGTTTATGTGGTAGACGCTGCATCAACACAGGCATATTATGCCAAAGATATTATTATTCCTCCTAACACAGCGTTGAAAGTTATTACACAAGGTGAAAAATTAATTTTACCTACAGGCGCAATATTAAGATGTGAAAGCAGTGAAGATGACAGTATTGATGCCACTGTGAGTTATGTTGAGATAACAATCTAAGGATAAAAGATGAGCAATTATTATCTAGGAACATCACCAGAGCTGATACTAGGAGATACTCCTAGATATTTCTATGCTCTAAGAAGAAATGAAAATGGTAGTTTGTATTTTGTAAAAAATGATAACATCAAAGATGGTCAAAGTATAGAAATAAACGAACCCGGCGACGAAGGCGGAAATTATACAGATTTTGAAGTCGGTGTAGATTTTTATGAAGGTGTAAATGTAAATCACCAGCAAGTGTTTGATAATTTAAAATACCCACAGTATCGTTGGGATAATAGATCTATATTGTATTATGTTAATGCTCAAGGCGAACTAGTCGCTAGAATTAATCAAGGTTACACATATCCAACTGGAGTATCGGAGTAATAAATGGCAGCTGAATTTAAAATTTCAAGATTAAAATATAACTGGAGAGGTGCGTGGTCGGCTGCTACAGTTTACAACCCAGACGATGTTGTAAGTTTAAGTGGTAAGGTTTATACCTGCCTAGTTAGACATACTTCAGTTGTAGATTTTTATGACGATTTAAATTTTTATAATACAGACACTCCTCCGTTATTAGTACCAAGATGGCAACTAACTGCCGACGGTACAAAATTTGCAGGCTCCTGGGCTACTAGCACAGTTTACTATGTAGGAGATCTTGTAAGATTTGGTAACATTCTTTATCTCTGCGTTGAAGGTCACACATCTGTACCAGCTCAAGAACAATTTAATGATGATTATGTAACTGAGGGCTATTGGGTAGTATTCTTTTCAGGATACGACTGGAGAAATAATTGGAATATATCTACATTTTATAAAGTTGGTGATCTAGTAAAGTTTTCTGGTAAGTCCTATGTCTGTATAGAATCTCATACTTCGTCAGGAACAGCACTTCCAGGATTAATAGATGATATTACCAAATGGGAAGAATTTGTTGATGGAGCTAGATGGAGAGGCGATTGGACACCTTCTACTAACTATAATTTAAATGATCTTGTTCGCTATGGTGGCATAGTCTATCGCTGCATGGCTCAGCACACATCATTTAATCAAGTGTCTCTAGGGCTAGAAGAAGATCAAGCGAACTGGGAAATTGAGCATTCTGGAATAGAATATAAAAATAACTGGGCCACTGGTATAACATACAAGGTCAATGATGTTGTAAAATACGGAGGATATCTATATAAGTGTATTGATCCTCATCTTGTAGGAATATCTGACAGTTTTGATACCAGTAAATTTGAAATTTATGTTCCAGGAAATCAATATCAAGCAACTTGGAATAGCGGAACAGCATATCAAGTCGGCGATGTAATTAGTCACGGCGGCTTCTTATATGTAGCGGTTGTTGATAGTTTAAACTCTGAACCAGCTTACAACGATGCAATAGAAAATGATGATTGGGCACTGTTTTTAACTGGAACCAAACTTAGAGGCGAATGGTCGGCAACTGAAGAATATAAAACCGGTGATCTAGTAAGAAGAAATGGTCAAGTTTATTATGCTAAGAGAAATTTAAGTATCAACTCCGATACTGACATAATCGGCGACGGTAGTAGCATTAATTCAGACGATTGGGAACTATATATTCCCGGCGAAAAATGGTTTGGGTTATGGGATGACGACATTACATTTGTAATTGGCGACCTAGTCACATTTAGAGGAGCTACTTATAAATGTATTCAAAAACATCTTTCTGATATAACGAATAGACCAGACGCTGGACTAGGTGTCTATTGGCAACAATATACCTATGGTGATCCTAACAATGTGTTAACAGACATAGGTGATCTCAAATATTTTGGCGCATCCTCTACAGCTAATCTACCAATCGGTACCAGCGGCCAATCGCTGGTAGTAGAAAATAGTGTTCCAGTATGGAAGAATTTTAATGCCAGCAATGCAGTGTATTTTGTTTCGACAGAAGGTATCGATGATCCGAATAGAGGATCTACTTTAAATTCTGCATGGAGAACTATACGCTATGCTCTAGACAACATTGAAGGACCGGCTACATTATTAATCAAGTCAGGAACATTTGACGAGATACTTCCGTTGAGAGTTCCAGCTAATGTAGCAGTAGTCGGCGACGAGTTACGAGGAGTAACAGTACAACCAGCTAACGGTATTTTTGCATCTGCAGATATTGCAGCATTTGATTCAATTTTTAATCTTTTTATCACTCATATTGAAAAAGTAGTAACACAGGTTAACATAACAAAATATGGTAGAGTCAAGCAAGTGTATTCTATGGGATTGTTAGGTACTGTGACTGATATTTCAAATATCAATACCTATCTATCAACAGTAAGAAACATTATGAATACCGGGTCAGTTCCAGCATCAACCGGATCAAATGTTAATACTCCCAATGATGCAGCAACTTTGTTATCATTAAATAGAAATTTTTTACAAAGCGAAGCAGTGGCATTTTTAAGATTCAACAATCCAAGCTACGAATTTAACGAATCTGTGGTAAAGAGTTCTGTAGATAAAGTTATTCAAGCTATCATTACAGATCTTAGATATTCTGGAAATTATGAAACTGTAAGAGCAGGAACTTATTTCCGTAATGGTTATATCTATAACACAAACAAAATTCAAAACATGTTCTTGCTACGAGACGGAACTGGTCTAAGAAATATGACATTGTCCGGACTTACAGGAACATTAAGTTCATACAACACATTTTTAACCAAGAGACCTAGTGCAGGTGCATATGCAAGTTTAGATCCAGGATGGGGAACTGCTCATGAAGCTGTATGGGTAGGAAATAGATCGCCTTATGTACAAAACGTTACAACTTTTGGTACAGCGTGTGTAGGACTCAAAGTAGACGGTTCCCTACATACAGGCGGTAATAAAACAATTGTAGCCAACGACTTTACACAAATTCTAAGCGACGGAATTGGCGTATGGGTCAATGCCGACGGCGGCTCTGAAGTTGTTTCAGTGTTTACATATTATAATCATATTGGTTATCTCTGCACAGACGGTGGCAAAATTAGAGGAACCAACGGAAACTGCTCATACGGAGAATATGGTGCTGTAGCTGAAGGATTCAATATCGGAGAAACACCAATTACAGCTACAGTGAACAATAGATATTATGATGCTATTGTCGGAGAAACATTTACAAACAGTAATAATATTTTAAAAGTATTATACGAAAACGCAGGGCAGGATTATACTTCAGCTTCATTTACAGTAACTGGATCGGGTATTAATGCAGCTCTAACAGGTGACGAATTTAGAGACGGTGCTGTGCATCAGTTAAGATTAGTTGACTTAGACGGATCTACTCAACCGTTTGGATCAGGCTATACTTTATCAGTTAACAATGCACAGTCTGGCGATCAATATTTTATTACACTAGCAGCATCATTCGACGAAGAAGAATCATATGTAAAAAATATGAGAATCTTTATTCCTAGCGGCACAGGCGCCGGTCAATATGCTAGAATTGCTTCCTATGATAACGGCGGAAAAGTATTATTTCCTGCAGACGAGAGACTAGGTGCTTTTGCAGTAACCGCATCAACCGCAGCTACTAACGGAATCGCTTTTGCTCCAGGTACATTATACGGAGGAAATTTTTATAAAGCTAGAGCTGACGATCGAGTAGTATTCACTGGAACAGTATTTGGTGGGATTTCAGCACACACAATTTATAAATTAGATCCTGTAACTAGCGGAACAGCTCGACTAAAAGACTTAGCCGATAATGTTATATCATTGACAGATGATACTGGCTCGATGGAAATGCACATCTTAGGTTGGAATCACTTTCAGCCAGGTACAGCAATTGAAACAGTACTGAACACCACAACATTGTACAATATTGAACCAAGAATTACTTTTTCAGTACCTACTACTCTTTCAAGCACAGAAAATCTAAGTGTATCTTCTAGTTGGTCTTCTATAACATACGGTAACGGATTATTTGTAGCAGTATCAGACGGTGGTGGATCTGGAAGTGCATTGTTTACAAAGTCGTCAGACGGTTCAACTTGGACCAACGGACTATTACCAACTAGTGCTGTGTGGTCTTCAATCACTCACGGCAACGGAAGATTTTTAGCAGTAACTTCTAATGGATCAGGAACTGCTACATACAGTTTAGACGGAACGGTATGGAACGCTCTATCTATGCCAGCTCTAGAGTATACCGATGTTGTATATGGCGATGGTGTCTGGATAGCCTGTGCTAGAAACGGAAATAAATTTGCTAGATCTACAAATTTACTAACCTGGACACAGATAACATTACCAGATTTTGCAGATTATTCAAGTATTTCTTTTGGAAAAGGAATATTTGTAGCAGTAGCAGAAAGCGATTCGTCAAATACTCAAACTGCATATAGTACAGATGGCGGCGTTACCTGGACCATGGGAGCTATTTCAGGCGGTTGCAAATCAATTACTTACGGTAATAATAGATTCGTAGCCATTGAAGGTGGTTATGCAGGCGCAGCAAGAACTTATATAAGTTTTGACGGTATTACTTGGCAGCAAGGAGAATTACCACTTTCGGGGAACTGGCAAGAGATTACATACGGTCAAGGACAATTTAGAGCTATTGCGAATTTTGAAGGCGTTTTAGCAATTTCGGACGACGGTCTTACATGGGATTCCGAAACATTACCAACCGCTGACGATTACAAGACACTGGCATTCGGTAATCCAAATAATCAGCCAATGGTAATAGTACCTATCACAGGAACTATTTCGGCTATTAAAGCAAAAGCACATTGTCGAGCACAGGCGAGAGTTGTAATTACTGAGAATAGAGTAGAAAAAATATTAATTTTAGAGCCTGGTTCTGGTTACACAACTGAGCCTACTATTGAAATTTTTGATCCTAACAATACTTCTGAGGCAACAGTGATAGTTAGAACTGCCGACGGTGTGTTAGCCAGCCCATCAATTACCAATGCCGGCGAAGGATACACAACTGTTAGTACTATTACCACAGTATCAGGAGACGGTTTTATTGATCAATATCAAACTGGTCGAGAACTAATTGTGGAAGCGGCATCTAGAGTTCCAAGCCCTGGAGATAACTTAAGAATTGCCAGCGTTGATGATTATATTTATAAGGTTATTTCTGCAACGGTGTTGAACGGAACTGTAGGAAACTACACCATAAGATTAGTTATTGCTAAACAGTTAGGAGAAAACGAATCCCCAGAACATGGCACAAATGTTGTTATACGACAAAAATACAGTCAGGTTCGATTAACTGGACACGATTTCTTGGATATCGGTTTAGGAAACTTCCAACAGACTAATTATCCAAACACACTATTCCCTAATGGAACAGTTGCATCACCGCAAAATGAAGTTAAAGAAGCAAACGGTGGTCGTGTGTTCTACACAAGTACTGACCAAGACGGTAATTTCCGCTGCGGAGAATTGTTTGCGGTAGAACAGAGTACAGGTACTGTTACAATCAGTGCTGATTTCTTTGAATTGGACGGTCTAGAAGAATTGAGTATTGGTGGAATTTCCGTAGGCGGATCCGGTGTTGTAGTCAGAGAATTTTCAACAGATCAATTGTTCACAGCAGATAGTAATAATATTCTTCCAACACAGCGAGCTATTAAGGCTTATTTGTCAAGAAGAATTTCAGGCGGTGGATCTGATGCATTTACAGCAACATTTACCGCTGGTATTGTTAGAGTAGGTCCGCAGGCATTGAGTACAACAACATTAGAAAGATTAGTGTTTCCGAATAAGGTATATTTTAAATCTCCTTATTCTGGAAATTTGTTAGCATCACAGTATTTTGTTTCTAACAATCCGTTAGACGACGATTTAGTAGATTAAGTTGGAAATAAATAACATATATTTGGAGCATTAAATGGCTGAATTTAAACTAGGTAGAATTAAATTTGTATGGAAAGGTGCATGGACAGCGACCACCACCTATTATGTAGACGATGTTGTTAGATACGGCGGTAAAACATTTATTTGTACCGTTGGTCATACCGCAGCATCAAATTTTTATACAGATCTAAACAATGTTCCTGCTAAGTGGAATCAATTTTCAGACGGACAAGACTGGAAAGGTTCTTGGGCAGCAACAACTTTATATAAAATCAATGACATAGTAAGATACGGCGGTTACACATATGTCTGTAATACCGGTCATACTTCTCAAGCGTCGCTCGAAGCAGATCAATTAAAATGGGATCTGTTCGCCAAAGGATTTGATTGGATCGGCGATTGGCTACCATCTACTACCTATAAAGTTAACGATATTATTAAGTATGGCGGAAACATTTATCTATGTAATTCAGCTCATACATCAGCCGCTTCTTATAGCCTAGGTTTAGAATCAAATAGTTCAGACTGGGATGTATTTAATGAAGGATTTGACTGGAAAGGCGAATGGTCTATTTCTACCAGATATAAAGCCAACGATATTATCAAATACGGCGGTTACACATATGTCTGTAATACTGGCCATACATCAGCAGGAACTATTGGTAGTGGTTTAGAAGCTGACCAAGGCAAATGGGATTTCTTCCACAAAGGAATTGAATATAAAGGAACTTGGAGCGGAAGTTCAGTAAGATACAAAGAAAATGATTTAGTCAAATACGGTGCTAATATCTATCGTTGTAACCTAGCTCATACATCGTCAGCTTCTTTTGATTCAGTAAAATTTGAATTATTCGTTGAAGGTTTTCAATTTGAAGGCGACTGGAGCGGAGCAACAACATATCAAGTAGGCGATGTAGTAAACTACGGCGGTTATCAGTATGTTTCTAAGACTGTTAATACGAACCAAACCCCAAGCACATCGACTGCTAATTGGGATCTTTTCTCAAGAAATTATAGATTCATCGGCGATTTTAGCGCAGTAACACAGTATCTAGTTGGTGATGTGGTTCGCCAAGGAGGTTACACATATGTTGCTGTAGCTGATACATTAGGAAATCAACCTACAAATATAACATATTGGTCAAGATTAAACAGTGGTCTCCGTTGGACAGGTACTTGGACCAATAGCACATCATATTTCCTAGGCGATATTGTTGCTTTCGGTCAATTTAGTTATATCTGTATCCAGCCACACACATCGGACGATGATGATAGTACAATCACTCCGACTGCAAACAGTCCAGAAAAAGACACTAGTTTTGCGTATTGGAATATATTAACAACAGGCTTAGAAGAAAGTGTTCTTACAACCACAGGCGATTTAGTTTATTTTGGATCAGGTGGTGTTACTGCATTACCTATTGGAGAGGAAGGACAAGTTTTAACTGTAGCCAACGGTCTACCAACTTGGACTACTTGGGGTAAATCAGACGAAGTATTTTATGTAGGCCCGCATGGTGTTGACGAAATTTACCCTGTACAAGGTGCAACATTAGATAAGCCTTGGAAAACTATTCGTTGGGCAACTGAGCAACTAGAAAGTGGAGTATATCGCCCTAATGCTGCTTATTTGTTGAAGCAGAATCGAACCTTTATTCAGAAAGAAATCGTAGAATGGGTTGACTATCAAATTGGCCTAGGCACAGGCATATGGTCCGGGTTTGTACAACCTAATAAAGCCAAATGTCAACGAGACATGGGATTGATTGTAGACGCATTAGTCTATGACATGAGTCACGGCGGTAATGTTAAAACCATTGAAGCGGCTAATTCTTATTTTAATCTTGGTGTAATTTCTTATATTGTAGGAGAAGAGGCACAAACAGTAGCAGCTATCAACTACGGTATTGGCATTATCGAAGATATTCTTAATAACGAAGCGCCTCCTCAGAATTATCAAGCTCTGAATGGTATTACAGCACCTAATAGGATTAAACAGGTTATTGATTTTGATTATGATGCTGAAACAGGAACATATGAAATTGTTTCTTCGCTTGCAGAAATTATCACAGATGTTATTACAGCAGGTAGCTTAACTAATATTCCTGCAACTAGAACACCTGGCTATACAATTTTTGTTAAGACAGGTTTGTTTGAAGAAGTTCTTCCAATTATTCTACCAGCAAATACAGCAATTGTAGGTGACGAACTAAGAAGCACAAAAGTTAGTCCTGCTGGAAAATTAATTGCTTCGGCTGACAAAGCTAAATCTCTAGCTACACTAGCTCATCTAAGAACAATTACTGATGATGTAATACAAAATACAGCAGTAACTCCTACTACAGGAAATACTGCAACTCAAGATAGAACTAGTCAAAAGGCAGGCGATGTTGGTAGTACAACAGCTCTTAACTCTGTACTCACTAATGCAGCAGAGATCAAAGACATTATTACTAATAACTCACCAAATGCCTATGTATATCCTGCACCAACTAACTGGGGTACCAGTTTAGTTAACACAGCATATGCCTCCACAGGCTATCCAACAGGGAATACTTCGGGATTTGATGACGGTAGAAGATTACTGTTGGCTAATAAAGCATTTTTACAGAGCGAAGTTAGTGCTTGGATTCTAGCACAGATCGCAGGGGCTGTTGCACCTTTCGTTGGATTTACCTACGGCGGAACAAGACAAACTAAGTGCGAAAGAGATGTCGGCTTAATTGTAGATGCTATTGTTTATGACATGACCTACGGTGGCAATCTTGCTACACAAATTGCAGCAAGATCTTACTACAGTCTAGGAGCATTTGTTGAGCCAGCAGAAGAAAAAGCACCTGCGTTAGCTGTACAAAATAGAATCAAAGATATTATTGACAATATTTGCACAGGTAATACAGGCGGATGGACCAAAACAACTACAGCAGTTCAAGATACCAGCGGTACACCTGGTTCAGCAGATGCCGGAGCTTTTGCACAAGATAGAATTCAACAAGTTTACAATACTATCAACACAGGAACAGAACCAACAACATCTGCTCCTTACACTGCTTGGGTAGCAACAGCATTGCAAACAGCTAGAACTGCTATCAACGACACTAAGAGTGAAATTCAAGCAGATGCAGTTCAATATATCAAGAGAACATTCCCGACATTAAATTTTGATGAAACATTATGCTCTCGAGATGTTGGCTATATTGTTGATGCTTTAGGATACGATCTGATGTTCGGATCAAACTTCCTATCAATTCAAAACGGACTATCGTATAGAAGAGGACTAGCATCTACTCAGGTAGTTCTAACACAACAACTAGCGGCACAACAGGCCATTATTGATTTTATTAGCTTGAAAGTTTCTGAAATCGCAACCAGTGGTGCTGTGGTATTTGCTGACTTGTTATGGTCTTACATTATCGGAATTGTAACAGCAGAAGCATTACCGGTTAATACAGGAAGAAATACACCAACAACTAATCTTGATATGATTAATGGTGCTAATATTCTTCGATTAAATGCAGATTTCTTTGCAGCTGAAGCAACAGCTTATGCTAACAACACATTCAAAGCAACAGTTTCTTCTGCAGACGGTCCTTCAGACACATTTACTTGCTCATCACAAACTTGGATGGTAGCAGGAGACACTGTAAGATTCAGTGGCACAACATTTGGCGGTGTTAATACAACTACAACTTACTATATTTTGTCAAGCGGTTTAACTGCAACTACATTTAAAGTAAGTTTAACACCAAACGGAACCGCAGTTGACTTATCAGCTGCTTCCGGTACTATGACTGTCACATGGTATTATAACAGCGCAAGATGCGAAAACGATGTTCGTAACTACATCAATGCTATTGCAGATGACATGACCTATACTGGAAATTATTATGTGACATTAGCAAGTCGTTACTATCTAAGAGCACTAAGAGGTTCTAAACTAGAAGACATGTATTATGTAAGAAACGGCTGCGGTGTTCGTAATCAAACTTTACTAGGACTAGACGGTAGCTCCGACGGTAATACAACCGGAGTCACAGATCCGTTAACACCAGCGAACGAATTTGGTACAAGAAGACCAAAAGCAGGTGCTTATGTTTCTCTAGATCCAGGATGGGGACCAAACGATCGCAGAGCCTGGGTAACAAACAAATCTTGCTATGTTCAGAACGTTACAACATTCGGTATCGGTGCAACTGGACAAAAGATTGACGGCGTTCTACACGCAGGCGGTAACGATTCTATCGTTTCCAACGACTTTACACAGGTTATTTCAGACGGTATTGGTGCATGGGTTACTAACTTGGGTCGTGCAGAACTTGTTTCTGTGTTCTCATACTATGCACACATCGGTTACCTAGCAGAAAACGGTGGTAAGATTCGTGCTACCAACGGTAACAACTCATACGGCGACTTTGGTTCTGTATCAGAGGGAGTAGATCCAACAGAAACACCTATTACTGCAACTATCAATAACAGAGCTCAAGAAGCTAATGTAGGAAATGTAATCACTAACTCGTCAAATGTATTGTTGTTAGAATATGAAAATGCAGGTATTGATTATTCTTCAGCAACTTATACAATCACAGGCGGTGGTGCTTTAACCGATATCGTAGGAAATGAAATACGAGATGGCGGCACATTCCAGGTAAGATTGACAGATCCAGGCGACAGTTCAGGACCTGGCGGTACAGGTTATGTGTCGGCTACCAACGTTGCTCAAGCAGGTAATACTACTCAAATCACTTTAGCTGCTACTGATACAGCAATTAGCTCGGCATATGTAGGAATGGGTATTTGGATCACCAACGGAACTGGTGCAGGACAATACGGATATATTCATTCTTATAACTCAGGTAATAAGATTGCACAAATCCGTAAACCTTCAACTGGGACTTCTGGATGGGATCATGTAATTCCAGGAACAACTATTGCGTCTACTCTAGATTTAACAACAGTCTACGAAATTGTTCCTAGACTAACATTTGCAGCACCTCCATATACCAAATCGCTTCGCTCTGGACTGGGATCTCTAGACTGGAAAGATGTAGCTTACGGTAATGGCTATGGATCATATTCCTTGTTATCAACCACCGGCGGTGCTGGTGCTAATGCACAATTTAATGTAATTAGAAAAGATGGTTCGTATACAGTCACTATCGGTGCAGGAGGTATCAACTACGATGTTGGCGATAGCTTAACAATTGCTGGTGCAAATGTTGGAGGTACAACTCCTGCAAACAATATCACAATTACAGTGACCGCTGTAGATCCAGACACAGGAGAAATAATTTACATAGAATCCTCAGGTACAGCAATCAGTCAACAATGGGTAGCTGTAGCATCTGGAACTAATCAGGCTTATACATCACCAGACGGAGTAACATGGACAGCAAGAACAATGCCGGCTACGCTAGATTGGGTTTCTGTAGCCTACGGTGTAGTTAACAATATCGGTTATTATGTAGCTGTAGCAAGACAAAGTACAACCACAGCGTATTCTATAAACGGTGTTAACTGGACAGCATCATCGATGGCTGCCGGCGAAGAATGGGATTGGTGTGGCGTTGCCTACGGTAACGGAGTGTTCGTTACAGTAGCAGAAAGCGATTCGTCAACTACTAGAAGAGCAAGAAGTACAGACGGCGGCGTTACCTGGGGATTGGGAAATATTTCAACAGGTGCTGTAGCCATAACCTACGGTCAAGGAAGATTTGTGATCGTAGAAGGTAACTTCTCAAGTTCTGCTGCTTATTCTTCAGACGGTGTTACATGGTCAGTGAGATCATTACCGGCTAACAACGATTCTTCAGAATCCGATTGGAAAGATGTGGCACACGGAAACAATAGATTTGTTGCAATTGCAGACAACGATGCACAAGTAGCTATTTCTATAGATAGAGGCTTCAGTTGGTTCTCTGCACAGCTACCAGTTAATGCACCGTGGAACAAAATTGCTTACGGTAACGGAGTCTTCTTAGCATTTGCCGAAGGCAACATTGCAGCTAGTTCCGAAGATGGTATAATTTGGACTCTGAGAGATTTCCAAGCTACCGATTTAGATATTTTAAGTACTAATAAAGATAGAATAGTTCCTTGGGCGGCATCGAGCTCATTGACTTCTGACACTTGGGGAGCTATGACATTTGGCGGCGGCAAGTATGTTGCTCTAGCATTTGATGGTGGCGCAACTGCACCGGCAGCAGCTTATTCAGCTAACGGCACTACTTGGAGTAACAGTACACTACCAGCAGGTACTAACGATGTACGAAGCATTGCTTTTGGTGACGGTTGGTATGTTGTTCCTTATGCACAAGGTAATGATGTTGCAACATCGCAAGACGGAATTACATTTACATTCCAGAATAATGTACTTTCAAGTACTGCTGACTGGTGTGTAATAGCATATGGTGGTGGAAGATTCGTAACTGTGCCTTTCAGCAGCAACCTATCTAGATTTGTAACCAGTGCTAGCTTGAATTCTAGTGCATCTACAGTTTGGACAGCAGGCGGTACACTAACTACTACTGCTGAATGGACTGCAATGGCTTATGGTTCTGGTAGATTCGTAGTAATTTCTGGTTCTACAAGTAACTCTAATGTAACTAACTATTCAACCAACGGTACAACTTGGACTGCGGGAACAATGCCTAGTCCAGATCGCTGGAGCGCAATTACATATGGTAATAATAGATTTGTAGCAGTAGCAGGACAACCAGCTACAACTACTACAAAGGCAGCCTACTCTTTAGATGGAATTACATGGGTAGCTTCGACATTGCCAGGTGCAGCGGCTCGTTGGACCAATGTTACATGGAACGGAACTGTTTTCGTAGCCACTGCTTATAACAGCAATCGTTCAGCAGTTTCCGAAAATGGCATATCATGGACTGAAATTACCATGGCCTCTACAGTAAACTGGACCGCCAGTGCCAGCGATACTTCTGTTTATAAGACCGCTGTGGTTGCAACCGGTTCGGGAACTACTAATTTACTAGAATATGAGGCTAATACCAATCTTCTAACAGTATTCAGCACAAGTCAATTAGCTGTGGGAGATTATCTAGTAATTCCTGCAGACTCTGCAGGTATTGAGCAGTTTGGCGGATTAGCCACAGAAACTAGATACTATGTTAAATCTATCTATGACGCTACAAGATTTACAATTAGCACAACTCCAGGCGGAAGTACTGTGGCACTAACTACCGGTAGCGGATCTATGTATGCTACAGTAAACAAGGTGTGGAGTGCTATCTCCTACGGTAACGGTGGCGGTAATTCTGGATTCTTAGTTTTAGGTGTGTCCAATCCAGTGGCATTGCAAGTGTTTGTCGGAGCCACTGCTAGGGGTCGTCCAACTGTTGTAGATAATGAACTAAGCAAAATCTATATACACGAACCAGGATCTAATTATAATCCAAATAGTCCACCTGCAATGACAATTACAGATCCTAATAACACAGGAGCTGAAGCTACATTTGATGTTAGAATTGGCGACGGTGTGTTAGGACAGCCAAATTGGATCAGCAGAGGAACTGGATTCATATCTGCCGCAGCGGCTATCGTCGGTGACGGATATGCAGATAACTATCAAGCTAGTGCGTTCGTTGAATTTGAAAATCTAACCGATATTCCAATTGCAGGCTCGAACCTACAAATTGCAGGTATTGACGATGTTTACTATAAGATCGTTAACGTCAGAAGCCTAACTATTACCGGTGCAGATTCTTATTCAGCACAGCTACAATTAAGTCCTCCATTGGGAGCAGCCGAAGCACCAGATCACAGTAGTGTGGTAACTATACGATCAAGATACAGTCAAGTTCGTTTAACAGGCCACGATTTCCTAGATATTGGTACAGGCGATCAAACCGAAACCAACTATCCAGGAGTACCAACTCAGGATCCAATACCTGCCAACGAAACTGTTCAAGCAAACGGTGGTCGTGTGTTCTGGACATCAACTGACCAAGACGGTAACTTTAGAGTTGGCGGATTGTTTAACGTTGAACAGGCAACTGGTACTGCTACATTGAATGCTGAAGCATTTAACCTAGCAGGACTTAACGAACTATCACTTGGTTCTGTAGCACTAGGTGGTGGCGGAGCAACAATTAGTGAATTCAGCACTGATCCGTTCTTTACTGCGGATTCTGATGCTGTAATTCCAACGCAACGAGCTATTAAAGCCTACATCAGTTCACAAATTGGTGGCGGTTCTGGTAGCTTGAATGTTAACACTATTACAGCTGGACAGATTTACATTGCTGGCAACAGTATTTCCAGTACTATAAACGGTGTGATTAACATAAATACTACAGTTAATTTTGCAGGTGGCGTCGATGGATATCCTGTGGCGCTAAACTTGTTCTTACAAGCATAACGGAGAATAAACATGGCATCAGGAATTTTAGGAACACCAGCGGATCTAGCAGCTAACACTAACACTACGATCTATAACGTTCCATCAGACACATTTGCAGTAGCGGCTATTTCTATTTGTAATAGAAACACTGAAGCGGTTAGAATTAGAATCGCGCTATCAGCCACAGGTACACCAACTGCCGCAGAATGGATCGAGTTCGATCAAGCTGTTTCAGCCAACGGAGTTCTAGAAAGAACTGGCGTAGTTGTAGAGGCTGGAAAAAATATCGTAGTTAGATCAAATTCGACTAATGTAACAGCTATGGTGTACGGCATTGAAACCTCAACAGTATAAATATTAGATAAAAGGATTTACAAATGGGACGAACTGTTAAAACCACAGCAACAACTAAGGCAGTTATTACAAATAGAGTACCTGCTACATTAACTACGGTATACACAAATAATACCGGACGCGGCGCATATCTTTCATCCGTTAACATTAACGGCACAGGTGATTCGACCAACTTTACTACCAGCACTGGCGGAAACGATTGGACCATTTTTGGTTCAAATGTCAATCCGTTGATCCAGCAGGGAGGTGCTAGTGGTTGCGGATTCGGAATTCCGTATGCGGTGCAACTCAGCGACAATAGAGTTCTTACATTCTTTCTGCCGCACTATCAACATCGTGGAGGTAACGGTCCTGACTTTATGAACGGAAACGTAATCCATGCTCAGATACTTGAGTATCAGACCAACAAATATGTTGCTGGCCCGATTGTAAATCTTCAACTACCTGATGCTCCTTTCACTGATGCCAGTTTTAGCTTATGGAGTATTCCAAACAGCATGGCAGGCAGCTTTGGTCAATCCTGCTTTAGAGCAGTGGCATTGAGCAGTACCAAAATAGTTTTTGGTTATAGAATTCGTAACAACTTTAGACTTTGCCGTGTGACGATTACTGGTAATGCTGTAAATCACACCATCGAAAGTTTGAACTTAACCGGTGCAACATTCTTTAACACTACCAACAACATGGCCTGGGATTTAGACGCAGTACCAGGAAATACCAATAAGGTTGTTGTAGGAGGTTGGGCAACTAGTAACTGGAGTATCCAGGCATACAACATTCCCGATTCGGGAACGTTAAGTTCTGCTTCAGCATTGATCAGCACAGGTATTCCTAACTCTAGCTATAGATTCTCTATAAGAAGAATGGTTAAGACTGCCACAGCCAATGTAACTCCATATCTTATTGCTGCCAGCACATCAGCAACTGCTGGCAGTGCGATTATATTCAACTATAATTCGGCAACTGATGTTTGGGCTGCAGGTTCAACTGCGGCAGCACTTCCTACAGCATCGTCTGAATGGTCAGGTATACAGTGTGCTTCGATGTCTACAGGCACCAACGTTAATGCTGTAGTGGCTATGATGTCTACTGGTAACCCCGGTGTAATGACATTTATTCGTCAAACTAGCTCAACCACAGTTAATAACACATCAACAACAGTTACCTTACAGCATTCTAGTAACTCTAGATCAATCGCTGAAGAATACAACTGGGGCGATGAAAGAGCAGTATTCATGGGAGACGGTGGTACACTAGTAGTCTATGACAGTGCTGGTACTTCTACTAACCTATTGCCTAGCACAGAAACCACTGCAACTGATCGTTATCAACAGATGTGGTATCCGTTTAATTCTAGACCGTTGTATAATCTGTATGATCCAAGCTCTAGCTATACAGAAAGAAATCATCAATGGATAGCTCGTGTAAGCGCATCTACAGCAACCAGCGTGGGTCTATCAGAAGTAAGAGGCAATTATTTCCCATATGGTCACGATTACGGTGTTGGATATGCGTGGAACGAAAAAGCAAGTTGCTGGATCGTGGGTCAAAACGGTCGTATCTACGCTTTAGATACCACAGGTGTTATTACCAGCGAAGTAAGTTTATTTGAATTAGACGGTACTAACATGGATTGGCAGTGGCATATGAATCAGCTAGTCTGCGGACCAAGCGGAAGAATTTACTGTCAAGCTGATTATCGTATCTGTGTATGGGGCGGCGGATCTTATAACTGCTGGAATACATGGAACAACTTCTCAGATACCAACAGAATGTTTGTGATTGAAGCTATTTCTAGTCCAACAGATTTAAATCGTTCATTCCTAGTTGCTTCAGCCGCGAACCAGGGTATGCACTTAGGTGTACATGCTCATGTGGTTATTGAAGCTAATAGTTCTAGAACAGAAAGAGCTGTGTTCTTTAGCATGAACAGCACAGGCGGTCCTCAAGGATACATTACAGAGTGGACAGGCACTTCTTGGAGCAACATTGGTAGCATGGGTATTTCAAACAGCGGTACCAGCGATTGGCATAGAGGCTTCAGACCAAACTTCAAATTAATTCAAGACAGTCCATGTTCTACAGCCAACCCAAGGGGTCTATGGAGAATTGTAGGTTCCTTTGCTATAAACTCCGGGGATAACTATCGAAGAGGCGGCATCAGCAACGTTTCACCTTATACTAGCCCAGGTAGCTTTAATACTGCATCAAATCAGTTTGACTCTACTAATAGTTCTATGGGCTGGGGTATTACCTGCAGTTCGTACACTTCAGGCAACAGAGCTGGAACTGTCGGTCCTACACCACAGATTCAAGTCTGTGCTATGTATGATGAAACCAGAGGTACAATCCGCGTATGGGCTTCTATCAATCAAAGATTACAGTTTGTTCGCGGATGGCAACCAAGCCCAGCAGCTACTACATTCCCGATCGACAGCAATAAACGATTCCCGAAATGTACAGCAACCAAGTTCGGTTATTCTGTGATATTCGAAAATACCAATACATCAGCAGGTACAGGTATCGCTTATGTATTTGATAACATCAGATTTGATCAGCCTAAGTTTACTCTAACTTCAGCTTCAGGCAGCGGTTGGATTCAAAGCTATCAAACTGGTAAGGTATCCTGGCAGCATTTTGGAACAGGTGTCGATACTACTTACACAGTGGGCGGTATTCCAGATATTATAAAATTCTATATTGGTTTATTTGACGGATCTAGTACAACATTCTATCTCAATAATGGACAAGAGATTGAAATGACCAGTAGTTCCGCAGGTCTATATAGAAGTGAAGATGTCTATGTAATTCCAGCAGGTTATAGTTTACAGGTACAATCAGATACACCAAACGCTATAACATCGCTGTTATCTATTAACGAGAATACATAAAATGTGGTTTACACCTCTAGGTTCAGATGTTGGAAGAGACAATGTTGCTGACACAGCGTCAGCACCGTTGTCTGTGGAAGATCCTAATCTAAGACTTGTTACATTGATCGCTCCGTTTAATCGCAGAGTGATCTATGCTCTAAACTTTCAGCCACCTGCACCTATTATTGGAACTGGTGGATCTATATCGGTAGACGGTGGATTTAGAATTCACCAATTTACCAGTACAGGAAGTCAAACATTGACATTTACTAGGATTTAATAGGAAAGATCATGCCATTTATCAGCAGCATTAGAAGAAATTATCAACAGAAAAAAGAAGGCGAATCAATCCTTGATAAAGTTAAGATTACGGGCGGTAATTCTATTATCACTGCCGGCGGATATAGAATACATATGTTTACTTCTACCGGCGATCATAAACTTAATATTGAAGCAAAAGATCCTAGTAAATCTGCTGAAGTTGCCCAATTAATTTCGGGTGAAAGTTTAGAATATCTAGTTATTGGCGGTGGTGGTGGTAGTATTTCTCAAGGTGGCGGTGGTGGAGCCGGAGGTTATAGAACTGGCACTGATGTAACCGCAATTCTTGGAGCTATTCCCGTAACTGTGGGCCGAGGTGGCGACGGCAGCGGTTGGCAAGGTGTAGATTCATCATTTAGCAGCATAACTTCTTCAGGCGGCGGACACGGCGGTCCTTATAATAATCCAGGAACTTCTGGAGGAAGCGGTGGCGGTGCCGGTAGAGATAATCGCGGTTGGGGAAGAACCTCTGGAACTTCCGGCCAAGGCAACGGCGGTGGTACAAACTTTGCCTGCGGCTGGTCAGCAGGCGGTGGTGGTGGAGGAGCAGGCGGCGGCGGCAATGACGGAGGAGGTCAAAACTGGGGCAATAGCAACGGTGATGGCGGACGAGGCCCCGGAGGCGCTGGTGTAAATAGCTCTATTACCGGTAGTCCGGTAACTCGTGCAGGCGGTGGCGGTGGTGCAAGTCATGCAGGTCCTTGGATTTATCAACCAGGAGGTGACGGCGGTCCAGGCGGAGGCGGTAGGGGCGAAGATTATCCTTGGGGTGATTACAGCTCAAGTGGTGCAACTAACACCGGCGGTGGTGCTGGCGGTGTAGTAAGTTATAATCGATCTGGCGGTCCTGGTATTGTTGTTGTAAGATATCTAATCTAATGCCGTTTTTTAAAACCACATATAACATACTAAAAAAAGTAGACGAAGACGAGGCATTCGATCCTCGCTGGATGCAGTCTGATAAATTAATTGTCCCTCCTAAAATAGATTGGGATTACGGTAGAGAACTTAAAATTGAAGATGTAGATCTTTGGGAAGTTCTTTACGAAGGCAGTTACGGAATTGGGCTTTACGCATCCTATATGCCTTATGCAGAATTTTATCTATTAACCACATCATTTAATTACAATAACGCAGCAAGAATAATTAACAATACCTGTTATTGGGACAAACATTTTGAAACTTATTACGGTCCCGGGGCTCAAGATCAAGTGATTAAAAGATGTAAAGAAGTAGGGATTCCTTACAATTTACATCAAGTTTGGGTTGATGACGAAGATATGTGGTTATATCAAAAAGATCTCGAAAGCAATAAAAAAATAATTTTACCTTAAAGGTAACTTCTTACAAGGCTGATAAAATCTTTATGATTAATTAGTCTTATATTTTTTTCAACTTCTATTTCTTTTCTAATTAAAAATTCTGCTTCTTTTTGTAACCATTCGGCCGAAGATAAAAATTCTTTTTTAATTGATTCTCGATCAAACAAGTTCAATCCGGCCATAATCAATATAAAATTCTGAGTTCCGAATAAGTTAAAAGTAGATAGATGACTAAAATCTTCTTCTACAGGTAATTTCGTCCGCCATTTTTCTAACCTTGAACCTAAGCTATCTGGTATAGCCATCTCTCTTAACGATTTCCAAAATTCACTATTGGTTTTTCCTGTAAGGTAATGCAGTATTATAAAATCACGAATGTTTTCCATTATTTCGTTAAATGATCTATTATACTCGTTGATAATTCTTTGATCGTAATTACTGAGTTTTTGCATTAATAAAAAAGTCTGTTGTATAGTAGTTCCTATACTTGACGCTTCTAAAGGCTCAACAAAACTGCCACTAAGACCCACAGCACAACAATTGTTAATCCATACTCTATCTAATGCTCCGGGGTCAAAGTTAAAAGTTTTTCCTACTTCAATTTCTCTTCCTACTAGAGATTCTATTTCTTGTTTGGCCTGTTCGGCTGTGATAAAATCGCTGTCAAAAATATATCCGTTGCCGTATCTGCCCCATACCGGAATCCTAAATAACCAACCCGAATCCATAGCCCTAGCCAGAGTCCAAATATTGTAATTTTCTTCATCGGGAGTTTGAAATGTAATAGCTGATTTCATTTTGAGAAATTCTCCGTAACTATTCCATTTGGCGCCTAGCTCACTGATTAACAATCTCTTAAAGCCTGTAGCATCTATATAAAAGTCATAAGCGTATAACTGCTTTTGTCCTTTTACACTTCTAATATATCCTGTTTTTTCATCTATAAAAACTTTTTCTATTTCGTCTTCAACAATATCAATACCTAAACCGCTGGCTATTTTTTTAAGAAAATCATTTAATTTGTGTGTATTGAAATGAAACTGATTTGCAGGAAAATTTTCTGGCTTATTCAAAAAACCAGAATCGATTTTATTTTGCCAGAACCCACTATGTTGAAATTTATTAGTCGAATCTGCGATTTGTTTAGCATAGACTATACTGTAATCTCCTAATCTTACATTAAACGGAGCTTCGACCATATGCAAATAATCACTGTGTCCCCAATTTTGAAACATGATTCCAGCTTTATAAGTAGCATCACACTCTTTGATTAAATCATATTGATTAATACCAACAAAATTCATAAAGTCTCTAAAGTGTTCTGTACTACCTTCACCTACTCCTATAGTACCTACATTGCTTGAGTAGATAACTGTAATATCAAAATTAAATCTTTTCTTTAAGATTATAGCGGATATAAGACCAGCAGTGCCACCGCCAACAACTAATAAATTTCTAATATTATTCATAGTTATGATTCTTTATTATTTTAAAAATCTCATCATTGGATATCCAATTATATCCTTCAAATCCGTTCGCCAGCCATTGCTCTTGATCAGATGCCTTGCGTTTTCTTTCTATTATAGATAATTCTTTCTGTGCAGTATCTTTTGAATAAAGTTTTAGTCCACAGATAATCCAATTATACAATTCTGCCCCAGCATAGCCAAAGCTATAATCCATGTCTGACTTGTTCAACAGTCTAGTTTTAACAATTTCCAATATTTCCTGTATTTTTTCGTTGCCGGCAGCCAATTGATTAGCAGAACGCCAAAACTCTGTATCATTACGACCATTGGCGTAATGTATAAGAATAAAGTTTTTAAAATCGTCCAGCATCTTAGAAATCGATCTATTGTAGCTCTTTATACTAGCTTCGTTGATTGTTCTATCTAAGGTTTCTTTTAAATGTGTAAACAAGAATAGGTTAAGCTGAATAATGGTTCCGTGTATGCTGGTAGCTTCCAACGGCTCTAAGAAACTAGAACTCAGTCCTATGCTCAGTACATTCTTATTCCATACAGTTTCTAATCTTCCAGGTTGATATTTGATAAACTTGATAGGTTGTATTTCATGTCCTAACAGAGTTTCAATTTCTCGCTGGGCACCTTCGTTGTCTGTAAATCTACTGTCAAAGGCATAACCGTTGCCTAGATCATCGCCTTTGGGAATTTGCCACAACCATCCATTGTTCTGTGCCCAAGATGTAGCCACTAATCGAAGTTTATAATCTTTGGGATAGGGCAGTATAAACGGCATGGCAGAATCTAGAGTTAGTTCAGGATAGTTAATCCACTTAATACCCATAGCTTTGGGAAATATTTTAGCAAAGCCGCTGGCATCTATAATAAAATCTGCAGAAATTTTCTGTTCTGTGTCTAAGACTAATTCATTGACGAACCCGTTTTCTGAAAACTTGATATCTACGACCTTGGCATCAATCTTTTGAACGCTGCCGCCACAAATTCTTTCTAGATAACGGGCAGCTAATTTGGCATCAAAATTATAGGCATGACGGTTAATAGTGCCTAACTGACCGTTGTCATTATAAAACGAACTCAGCGCAGCAGATTCTAAACGCCCGTTGATGCTGGCCATTTGCATAGGTATATCAGCAGCAGTATAGGCAGTGAGTAATAAATTAGTGCCAGTGTCAACTTCGTCTGTGGCAGTGTCGATAGGTGCCAAATATTCTGTGCCCTCGCCTCGCCAGTTTTTATGTAAGATAGCTAGCTTGGGCGTAGCTTTAGAAAATTTCATAAAGTCTAACTCATTACAACCGTAGTCCCAAACTTCGTTGTTGATAATACCTCTTAGAGCGCCAGTACTAGATTCGCCTGCACCTATGATACCTATGGCGCTGGATTCTATCAGTGTAATATTATGCAGGCCTTTATGTATTTTTGAAATTTGCAGAGCAGCTAACCAACCTGCTGTACCGCCTCCGACAATTACTATATTCAACTATGCCTCTCTTTTAACAGCCTTTTTCGCCTATACTGCTACGGCCATCAAATTTATATTCTGTATAAGGACCGTCGGCGTCTACATAGTGAAAGAAACCCTGTACATGCCATGCATCTTCACTAGGTGCTTTAAGTTCGTTACGACCGTGTTCCAACTCGCATCCTTTATAGATTACCATATCTCCCGGATTAAGAAATATAGCAGATTTTTCTATGAATAGAGGCCAATCATAATCACCGCCATATTCAAAATTAAAACAAAGAGTAGCTGAAATTTCACAACTTTGTCTATCGAGGTGCGGTCTCAGTCTGTGTCCGTTACGATAAACTCTAAAATAACTGTATGTCGGTAATAATTTTTTTCCCGTTCTTTCTTCTATAATAGGCTGTAGTTTAAGTAAAACACTTTCCATAGCGGGATCGGCATGTTTATGATGTGATGTTGGAACTAATTCGCCTTCTTGCTCCGGATCAAAATTTTGCATTTCGTCAAACAATGCATACTGAGTTAGCAAGTCTCCAATATCAGTGGGCATTACATCTCTAATAACGGTATATCCTTGTGTATTGAATTCTTCAACAGAAGTTTTTTCTTTAGGCAAACTAAGACTTTGCAAAAACAAATTGTGATCTACAGCATCTCTAATTAAAGATTCTTTTATTTTTTTCTTATAACCGTCTGGACCGGGCTCTATATTTTCATGACCGAATATATTACTAGGTTTTTCAAATAATTCTAAACCTCGACAGACTTGTAAGAAACTAGCCAACGGAAATGTTTTTTCAAAACAATCTTGGTGTCTAAGATCTGCAGACTTAATCTGTTCTTGTATAGCAGCCAGCTTGTCAGGTAACGGATGATTTTTTCTAAAGTTCCGCCAGAATTCGCTATCTGATCGCTTAGTCATATAATGTAGATAAATGAAATTCATAGCTTCGTCGATGACTTCTACAAAATACTTGTTGAACGATTTAATACTGTAATCGTCTAACGAAACTAAAGAATTTAAATATTGTTTGAATATATTCAACTGTATGGTAGTAATCCATAGCGAAGTACTTTCCAACGGTTCCAAGAAACTAGAACTTAGTCCTACTGCCATGCAATTCTTCACCCAAACATTTTCAAATCTACCAGCTTCGAATGGAATGATTTTTCTTATTTCTAAATCTTGTCCGTAATATTCTTCCGCTTCTCGCAAGGCTTGCTTTTCATCAATATAATCGCTGTCAAAAATATAGCCAGAACCTATACGATGCTGTAAAGGAATTTTCCACATCCAACCGTATTTCATAGCAATAGCTTGAGTATAAGGTCGTGTTTTTTCTTCGTTAGGTACCCAAAACGGAATACCTTTTTTCATCGGTAACCATTTACTATAAGAAATCCATTTAGTCTTGTAATGTTCTCCGATAACCTTTCTATGAAATCCTGTGCAATCAAAAACGAAATCGCAGGACACAATTTGATCGTTGTCTAATTTAATCGAAGTTATGTTTCCTTGAGAATCATTGTTTATATGTTTAACTCTAGAATCTATAACAGAAATTCCTCTAGAAATTCCAGCAGTCTCAAGATAGTCAGCCAGTGCTGTTGCATCAAAATGCATGGCCCATGCAGTCTTAAGATCAACTTTGAGTTCCTTAGCTAGTTTGTGTTGGTAGGCATATTCGTCGAAGGGTAAATTTTTATTGATCAATAATTTAAAATAATACTCATCGCAATCATTAGCATATATTCCCGGAATAGATAAACTTACTAAGTTATCAGAAAATGCATGAAAATAATTATTGCCATCTCCGTTCCAATTATCGAATCGAATACCGTTTTTTATAGTACCGTTGGTTTTTAATAATATATCTTTAATATCAAAATCTAAGTATTCTAAAAACTTAGGAATATGAGGTGTAGTGGCCTCTCCGACTCCTATAATACCCAGATCCTTGCTTTCTACTAAGGTTACAGAAGCTGTTGGTAACACTTTTTTTAAGAATAAAGCAGTAAACCAACCAGCAGTACCGCCTCCTAAAACTAATAATTTAAGATTTGTCATGTTTTACAGGGCATTCCATTTTGTCTATAAAATTCTTTTTTAAAGAATAAATTTTTGCATTTTCTTTGGCATCTCTTCTTAAGAAAAGATTATCTATATTCATTAACCGCTGAAATTCTTTTTCACTAACTAGATGTCTTTTAATTTCTACTTCCTTATCTGTCATAGGATGAAGAGCTACTAAAGGAGTATTGGGTTTAATTATAGTTCTTTTTTCTGTATCTTCGTTGATTAAAAAAAAGTTAATATTGGTACTGTGTTGATACTTAAAATTCATTACTGCCGGAAGTATTACAAAGTTTTTTAAATCCTTGCGAAGACTCCAAGTAGGTTGTGTCCAAGTCCAATTTAGGCTTTCTTTGGTTCTAATACACCACGGAGATTCTAATTTCATATTAGTACCATCATCTAATGCATATTTTTCAAATTGACTAGCGTGGTGACTTTGTTTATCTACAGTATGCTTGTTACTCGATTCGTAAGAATAATATCTTCTTTCTGGGTCTCCTTTAGCATGAATTGTTAGATCCATCTCAAACCAAGAAGGAATAATTATAGATTTTTTATAGAATTCTATGAGACCTACACAATTTTTAATGGTTAAATTATTACCGCTCTGACAGGTGCTCGGAGTTTCTTTCCACCATTCGGGATAGAACTTTATCCCGATGTCTATAGGTGTATAATCATAAACATAGTCAAGAACACAAAAACAATCTACTACAATTTTACTTGGTTTTTTAAAAATATTAATCATAAGACGATAAAAGATCCAAGTTAAAGCTCATAATAGTTTTTCTTTGTGTGCTATGGTAACGCGGACATCTATGATAGAGAAATGAAGGAAACATAATCATATCTCCTTCTTCTATATCAAATTCAACTAGTTTTGTTCTGTCCCAATTCTGTATCTCTGTTTTAAAATTTTTATCAGGCAATTCTATGTAATATACATTAGTCCAATGGCAACTTGAATGAACATGCCAATCGTGTATATCCCCGTTAATATATTGCTGAAACCAAAATTTAGTAAAAGCAATACCATTAAATTTAAAAGGTTTTAAACTTTCAGTCATTGCTTCTATAATTTTTGGTTTTATAAAGTCTAGATACGGTCTTGGATATTCTTCAGGAATATTCCAATCACTTTTTGTTATATGATCATCGCTGCTGGAGTTGCTTTTGTCGATTGACACACGGGGCATTTTATCGATTAAATCTAATAAATGATCTTTAAAATTTTTATGGTCAGGCATTTTAGTGACTACAAAAGGCATGTCATCAAAAAATGTTCTACTCATTGTAATTTTCTATCCTTGATCCAAGTAACTAAGCAATATTTTGTACCTTTGGTAATTGGATGGGCTATATGTCTATAAGCAAAATTACTAGGAAATAATATTAACATTCCAGGCTCTGGTTTAATTTTAATCTTAAAACTAGGAAATTCAATTTCACCACCTTCATAATCAGAATTCAAGTAAACTATAGCACTAATAACTCGCCCAGTATGACTATCACCGTCGTAGTGTTCTTTGTATTCTTCTCCGTTAGAGTATTTCAGCATAGAATAAGATTCGTGCCATAGGGTTTCTCTAATGCCGTATCTAGTAGCATAGGGGATAGTTGCGGCTAGTAGCATCATGTTCATTTGATTATGAATATTTTGCAAAGCTGGATTATTGCTTACTTCTGCTAGATAAGAGATTCCCAGCATTTTATTAGTTCTGGCCGCTTGCCAAGGACCGTGGCCCAAAGTAGTTGCTCTTTCCCAGTATGCTCCAGATTCGGGATCAGCACACTGTTCTTCGGCCATGGCTATAGTTTCTTCTGGATTAGGCCAAGCATTTTCAAAAATTTCTATACAACCGCCCACTGTTGTATTTGGAGTTAATTCGCCGGGAAAAAACCCGTTAACTTTAATAGTCATAAAAGGATCCTTACTTAATTGCTCTCAATATTTATTTTTTTATATTTTGCCCGAGAAACGATCCGAGCTGTTGATAAATATTAGACAGCTATTTGAGGATTTTTTTCATGAACCATGTTAAAGCGACCTATGACTTTGCATCAAAACAGTGGGATATAAACGCCGATCAGGCGCACGGCGAATTTGGCGAAATTCATATGATTTTTGCCAAATTACACGAAACCGTTAACTTACCGCCAAATTTTAAGTTTGGTTTTTCTATTTTTAAAGACAATGAGTTGTTGTTATCTAAACAGTATCCCGACGAGTTTTCAAAATTTGAAATGGCTGATTCTTATCCTTTAGCTATTGAAAGAATTTGGTTTGTTTCAGAGCACTCCTATAAATTATATGTGTGGACTAGAATAGATCAAGAAGTGCAAGAATATGAAAAAACATTCACAGTAGGTCGTCCTGCTCAACCTTATCCTTCGTGGAATTGGGTGGAGGGATTTTGGACTCCTCCTGTACCTAAACCTATTAACGGTCCTTACAGCTGGAACGAAGAACAACAAATTTGGGAGGCTATGCTACCCGCTGATGACCCTCACTATAATTCCTACTATGCAAACATGCCGCAATATGGCGACGAGCAATTCAGCCCGGAATTAGGTAGAATGGTAAAATCTCTCAATAACGAACATCATCGCCCATCTCCACTCGGAAGTCCCGGAGTTGAAATTAAACTAGATCCTACCAAAGTATAATTGGCTGTATATAGAACCACCGAATCTTTATTAGAAAAATGCTGGGAAGATCTCAATGATTTTCCCAGTACTAGCCTTTATCCTGCTAGAGAATACTGTAATACCTGGGAAAAATTAAAATATTCAGATATAAGACTTTGGGAATTGATTTTTCATATTCCGGGCGGTCTGTCTGTTTATGCAGCATGGGATCCCTATACAGAGTTTTATATAATTGTACACGATCTTTTTAAGAAAACTGCCGAAGGTATAGAAGAATTTTATGGACCGAACGCAGAATCGAATTTGACTGATCGATTAAAAAAGTACGGTATATCCCTGCCAAAGAATCGCGTATGGATCAACCCAGATTATTCCTGGATGTACGATCAGTTAACTCCATCTAACTAAAAACATAGTCAAATCAGCTTCTGATTTGAAATTAATGATCTTTAACCGATCATCCAGTTCGGCATTGTATTCGCTTTTCCATAGATCTGTTAACTTTTTTAACTTGTCTTCGGCTGTTTCTAAAACAGCCAGTTGTTGCTGATGCTTTTTTAAGATCGCAAGATTAGCTCTAACGAAAGCAGGATTTATATTTGATTCTGCAAATAAGGTCAAACTATACATATCTGCTAATATTTAACCCAACCCAATACTTTGTAGACGGCTAAATAATACAAGCTGAGGAAATCTGATGAATTTTGCTAGTTATTTCTTGCAAGGACTTAAAAATACCCTTCGTTTTAACAACGGAAAAAACCTTTCCTACAAAGGTCCCTGGGTGCCGGTATTGCCCGATACTGTTGTGGATGAATTCTATGTAGGCGATTTTATGGCTGCAGAATATACCATATGTGTAGATGCAGGAAATGTAGACAAAGAAATTATTAAATGTATGGTCTGTGCAGGACCAGAACAAGCAAGTCTAACAATATATGCAAGAACTTCGATTAATGCAGATTTAATCACATTATCGGCAGAAGTAGATACTTCAAAAGTAACTATCAAAGCCAGCCCAATTGGTGCTGAAAACAAGAAATTAATTTTCAGCGCAAATTATTATTATACAATAAATGAGTTAACGAGCACATAATTATGTCAGCATCATTTAAACCTTTAAGATCAACACACGGCTTTCAGAGTCCCGGTTTCTTAGTTTCCCCTACTGGAAAATTAACGATTACCAGCGGAGAAACTCAAGTTTTTAATGATAGAGTTGACATTAACGATTCTTTATATGTAGAAACTCAAATTTACATAGATAATGTTCCTCTTTTAGATTTAACAGACCCGTTAGTTAACAAACTTAATTCTGCTATAACAGAAAGTTCGTTAACTAGACTAGCTACACTCCAAGAATTAAATGTCGACGGAGATGTTAATATAGAAGATGGTTCCGGCAATGTTAATATATCAATAATATCTGGACAGATCGTAATTGACAGCGTTACAGTGGGATCTATAGATAATATAGATATCGGTCAAAACACACCCGGAGATGCAACATTTAACGAAGTTACAGTTAATAATACTTTAGCAGTAAGTGGTATTACAACATTATCTACTTCGGTAGCATCTCCGATTGGTAATATAACAACTGTAAATTCAACTACAGGAAATATCACAACTGTAAATTCAACAACAGGCAATATCACCACTGTTAACGCTACTGATGTTAACTCGGATGAAATAACAGTAGACGATATAACTATAAACAACACACCAGTAGAACTCTATCACGCTACTAGAAAAGATTATGTAGATAATAGAATTACTGCTTTCTCAATAGCGTTTGGAGCATAAGGAAATATAAATGGCAAAGAAAAGAATAGCACAATATGTATTTGAACCAGGTATCAGTAAAGATGATAACCTGTTGCCTAACGCTGTCGCATTATTAACAGCAAACAAAGAATTTTTAAAGGCAATGGTTGTTGCATTTATCAACAATCAAATAACAAACAATATTGCTCCGTATGTGGGTTATACTTATGCTCCTGAAAAATGTACCAGAGACATGGACATTGTCATTGATGCTATTATTCATGATTTAAGATATGGCGGAAATGTAAAAATTCGTCAAGTCGCCGATTATTTCCATATTGACGGCGAACCAATGATTCGCGGAGATGTCAGTCCTGAAACAACTGGACAGGCTTATTTAAGAGATACAATTAATAATTATATTTTTACAAATACGCCAGTTAATAATTTATACGGTCAGCTTGCAGTATCGCAGGTTATTATTAATGGAGCTAATGCGGAACCATTAGCCGGAGCAAGAAATTCTGCACTCTGGGCAGTAACTATCGATGTAATCACTAATGGCCCAACTGCAATGCCTGCTAAAGTACCAGGTGTGAGTTCTATTAGATTACTAGGAAACTATCAACATTCAGAAGTATTGTTGATTACAGATACAAATAATTCGCAGATTCTCTATAATTTTGCTGACCCGGCAAATTCAATGATTATAGAATATAAGCGAGGTAGAAGCAGCGGAAACAATGAATTACTCAGCGATCTAGATTATCCAGCATGGTGGAGAACTACAGATACTATCACATCAATATATCTGTCTGAAGATACTAGCTCTTTAACCACAACAACTGATCTCCAGATATTTGTTGAAGAAGAATATCAAACTATTAAACCTTGGAATTTTGGCACTGACGCTATTGAGCGTATGCGTGTGGCCATGCCGCAGGCCATGCTTGACGCAGACTTTGAATATGGACTACAGCCAACCAAGTGGCAAGCTATTGGACAAATTCGTAGCTACCCATCACTTTATGAATTGCCTGGTACTGATCTATCAGTTAATGCAATTACCACAGACGCTTCGGTAAACACTGGGGGCTTTGGATCCTCATTTATTACAGTAACTACCAACGGTGCTCACGGTCTAGTTATTGGACAACCTATTACAATCAAAGGACTAGCAGCATCAGTTAGTGGATTTGCTCGAGCAGAAGGATCTTTCCTAGTAAACAAAATTGATTCTGCAGTGACATTTAGCTATTATGCGTCAGCCAAAGTTGGTACAACTAACGGCCAAAGCCTATGGACTAGCTTTGTACAATTAAGACAAGCATCTTATTATACTGGATCTGCTATCGGCAGACCAACATTCAGCTTGGTTAGTAACGGTAATTCTAGCACGATTGCATCGAAATTCGCTACCCCAGAAGGCAGTTTTAGTTTTGCCTTTACCGGAACTGCACCTAGCACAGGCGAACCAGTTTCAGGTTCGGCAGTGATTCCTTCCGGCACTGTAGTTTCTGGTGTTGTAGGAACAACAGCCATTACTAAAAATGTTCTTAATACAACTACAGCCTTAGATACCTCAATAGTGTTAACAGATGTATCAGGATTACAACAAGACATGGCCATAGACAACGGTGCAAGCCAGGCCGTTTTTATTAATTCTTTATTGGGCCTAACATTAAATTTATCTGACGAAATTGGTCAAATATATCAAGGCTCAAACGGATCTAGTGCTGGCGTTTCGGGAACTATTATTGAAAGCATCGGAACATCAGCAATTTGGAATGTGGATGTAAATGCAGGTGTATACACCGTAACTGATCCTCAAGATAGTTCTAACAACGGTATGAATTATTTTGTTGGCGACCAGATAAGAATTGCAGGTACAAGCCTAGGCGGTGCAAGCCCAGCTAATGATATTCTTATTTCAATAACCTCAGTAGACAGCGGCGGCGCTATTCAATCTTTTACATATAGCGGCACGGGAACAGGAACAGCAAACTTTACTAATGTATCGGGCACCAATGAGCCTATGACCGGTGCCGGTGCAGTGTTTACTATAGAAAGAGCAGCCGGTGAATATTTGGTCAACGCCATAACTAACGGTGGTTCCGGATATAGAAACGGAAATAGAATTTTAATCACCGGTGACGATTTGTCTGGAGTTACACCTTTAAATGATTGTATAGTAACAGTGACCGGGCAGAGTGTGGGAGTTATAACCACTGCCGATGCAGACGGAACAGTATATGTAGGCGACGAGATAATCATTTATCCAGTAATAACTATCAGTGAAGCATTAACAGGCACATTGCCCGATGCTACAGCTATTACATTAGGCGCCATCGGTGAAATTCAAGTAGACTTTGAAACCAATCACGGACTGATTCCAGGAACACCTTTATTCAACTATATTACCTCAAGCCCAAGTCCGCAGTTCCAGACTACCGGATATGCTACCGGATTACCATCATCGGGTTCGTGGGTAGCTATTGCATTTGGAAATGGTACTTTTGTAGCGATTAGAACTAGTAGTAACCTAACGGCTCGCTCAACAAACGGCACTACTTGGTCAGCCGGCGGAACATTGCCAGCTAGTACATCGTGGTCGGCAATGGCGTTTGGAAGAGTAGGAGGCTTTGATACTTTTGTAGCTATTGCTACTGGAGGTACACAGGCAGCTTATTCTACCAACGAAGGTCAAACATGGGTTAGTACAGCTCTGCCTTCATCCGGTACCTGGACATCTGTTTGTTTCTACGACGGAAGATTTATAGCTGTTCGCAGCGGTTCTAACGCTACTGCTATTTCCACAGATGGCGTAAACTGGATTGCCGGTGGTACATTACCATCTAGCACCAGCTGGACCGATATAGTTGGCGGAATCGTTGGAACTTCTACTTATTATGTCACAGTAGCCAGTGGCGGTACTACTGCTGCATATTCAACTGACGGTGGCTTATCTTGGGCATCAATGGGATCGTTACCAACATCTGTTGATTGGAGATCAGTGACCTACGGAAACTCTAGCTTCTTCACAGTAGCTAGAGGATCGTCGACCGCTGCAATAAGCACTAACGGCACAACATGGACCACTGTCACTTTGCCTCAATCTAGAGACTGGAATCATACTATCTACGGAAGAGAAAACTTTGTTATATTCTCTGATAGTTCCACTGATGTACTAGTTTCATTTACAGCATTAACCGGCACCTGGTCAGAAAGAGTAGGAGCTCTTAATGGAACTTGGGAAGAGACTGCGTTCGGATTCCTCCCAGAAGACGCCCAAGGAATGTATATTTCAGTCGGATCGGCGCAGCAAGCTCAGCAGGTGAAATTAATTTCAGCTAATCATCAATTAGCTGCCGGTCCGTTTGTGGTTAACAAAGTTCCGAGTCTGACCAGTATCAGATACTCAGCAAGAGCTCAGGGATTCATTAATGTCGATGAACCTATTGTAGGTACCATATATACTAGACCAGATGCGTTCTTTGTACATAGACCATTCGACGGCGGAGTTCAATTAGGCACTGGTGGCCCAGCACACGGTGCGCAGGCTATTCGTCAAAGTAAAAAGTATATTCGTTACCAATCTGGTAAAGGTATGTTCTATAACACAGGTGCATTATTTGCACCAAGCTATAGTTTAGCAGGAGCTACTGCTGACGGTACTGCTGTAAACAGTTTAATTACCTTTACCTGCGATGACAACGACCATGGATTACAAGCTGGAGCCATCGTTGAAATTCAAGGTATGGTATCATTTGAATACAACGGTGAATACACTGTTGAAGATATTATCGACGCTAGAAGTTTCACTGCTAGAACAGCAGTGGTATTAAGTTCAACAACAGCACAAATTGGTACTGATTGTAAGGTAGTGTTAAAGCGTTGGCACGGTGCTACTGTTCGCGTTGGAACATTCGACGAACAGAACGGTGTTTTTTATCAATATGATGGTCAGCGACTGGCAGTAGTCAAGAGAAGTTCTACAAATCAGCTCACTGGCACTGTTAATATAAACACAGAAAGCAATGTTATAACTGGCGTGGGCACAAGATTTGCCGAACAATTACTTCCAGGAGATAAGATTGTTCTTAGAGGAATGAGTCACACCGTTACCAGTATTTCAAGTAATACATCTATGACAGTCAACCCCGACTGGAGAGGTGCTAATAATGTTGTTGGTGTTAAGATAGCTAAAACTGAAGATTCGATATTCTATCAAGACGAATGGAATATGGACAAACTAGACGGCACTGGGCCTAGCGGTTACAATGTATTACCATGGAAAATGCAGATGATTGCTATTCAGTATACCTGGTATGCTGTGGGCTTTATTGAATTCCATCTAAGAGGTGCTGACGGAAAATTTGTGTTCTTCCATAGAATTCGTAACTCTAACGTTAATACAGAAGCGTATATGCGTACTGCTAACTTACCAGTGCGTTACGAAGTTGAAAATGCCAGTGCAAGAAATAAATTGAAGGCAACTATTAATTCTACAGCAACTTCAATGACACTGTTTGACGCATTTAATTTCCCAACCAGCGGTATTGTTTATATCGATAATGAATTAATTTCATACTCTGGCAAATCAGGAAATACTTTATCTGGTTTAACTAGAGCGGCAACAATGAGTGCATTTGCAGCAGGGCAAAATAGATCCTTCACAGCAGGTACAGCAGCCAGCCACTCTGCAGGAGCAGGCGTTATCTTGGTCAGCAATACAGCGAGTCCGACAATTAGTCACTGGGGTTCCGCATTGATTACAGACGGTTCGTTCGACGAAGATCGAGGATATTTGTTCAGCTATACCAGCTACGGTATTTCAGCTAGTGCAAACAAGCAGACTGCGTTTATGATTCGACTAGCACCTAGCGTATCAAATGCTATTGTTGGTGATTTAGGAGAAAGAGAACTACTAAATCGTGCGCAGTTATTACTACAGTCTATTGCGGTATCAGTTGATGCAACAGCTTCAAACGGTGCAATTATTGTCGAAGGAGTTTTAAATCCTAGAAACTATCCAACTAATCCAGCCAACATTTTATGGAACGGATTAACATCTCAGGGTGCTGGTGGACAGCCTAGCTTTGCGCAGATCGCACTTGGTGGTTCTATCAACTGGGGAGGAACTCCTTTAACAACAACAACAGCAACAGTATCTGGCGCTGTACAGTTGAATGTTACAGCAAGATCTTTTGGTGTTACAGATCAAACAGTTTCGGCAGAAGCCAATCCTGTGGGATATTCAAGCTATACTAGAGCATTTGAAACTACAAGAACATTTTTTGTTATTTCAAATACACAATTTGATTCACTAACTGCTACACCGTTAAGAGTAGGCGATCAATTGTTTGCCTCATTTATTGGTCCGGGGCCGACATTCGCTACAATTACAGTATTAAATGGTCAAACAATCACAGCCATTACTAGAGGTATAGGTGGTTCTGTCTGGACTAGAATAGATTTAAGTTCAGCTCCTACCGCTAACTCTAATATTAATACTGACCTTAATGTCACAGTGAGAAGCAGTGCAGCAGTTACATTCTATAATGCGTTCAGTACTACTAGAAGTACTTTTGCTATGCTAGATTCAGAAGTTACCAGCAGTAACATGGCCATTGGTGACACTATAATACAAGCTTCTTTCTTATCAGGAAATAGAAGCGTGAGCACCATTACTAGAAATTCATTCAGAGTTGGCGGAGCTAACTATGCTACTATCACTATGAATGCAAACGCCAGTGCAACTTCTGCATTTAATAGCAATCAAACCGTTACTTTACAAATACCTCAAACAGCTTCAGCATATGCTAACACAAACTTTTTGTTCTTTACACAAGCAACATGGAACGCTTCTACAGCGGGTGTAGGTACCAGAGTAGCAGCAGTTTATACTAGCTTCCCAGCAGGTAGTGCGGTGTCAGCAGTTACACAAAGAACATTAGGCACTACTACGGTAGTTAGAGTAACATTTACTCAGTCAGCAATTGCAACAATCAGTGCTGCCGGTACAGTGACTTTTGAATTTGGCGATGTTCAGTTTGCGCAGCCTGGAGAACAGGTATTTGCGTTCGTTGCGAACCCAGGAAACACAGTTGATTTAAATCTTGAAAAACTCAAAGAATTAACAACAACGGCTATTGGTGGGCGAGGAACATTCCCTAATGGTCCAGATGTTCTAGCAATTAATATTTTGAAGGTAGCAGGAACAGCTACTAACGCATCTGTTATCTTGCGTTGGTCAGAAGCACAGGCTTAAGATTTTTTTATAGCTGACGATAATCTAGCATCTAATTTCTTTTTAATAGATGCTAGATTACCTCTAGATTCTGAAATACCCGAAGGCATGCGTCCGTTGATCAGCAGTGTATCATGATGCATGTCTATTGCGGCCACTTCTCTGGAAAAGTCGGATAATAACTCAGTTAATTCTATTCGTAGTTTATCGTCGCTGACTGATAAAATCTGTTGTTGGTAATTATTATAATCTTCTTTGAATTTTGGATTGTCTCTTAATTTCATCATAGCTCTAACTCCAGTACCGTTTCTATTTTAGCACGAATGATTGAATTATTTAATGTGGCTTTTAGACCGCTGTGTAATTGATTAGGTAAATTTTTTAAACTACACCAGGCTAGAGTTTCTACAGAATTTGTTAAAAACTCTTTGTCAACCAAACAGATATAAGTACCATATTCGAAACCTCGATCTTCGCTGAGATAAAGTTCAATTGGTAGTATTTTTCCTGGATTAAATTTTTCTAGAAGAATTTGAGAATCTTCTAATAATGTAGATTTTCTAGCAAAAGTAGGAACTGTCCATTTTGCTTCATCTAAAATTAGTAAAATTCTTTGGGTTTCTTTTGATAAAAATAGTAATCCGGCTCTCTGTTGCATAGTAGATACTTATGCATTTTATTCTTCGGTGTCAAATTTCCAATCTCCGGGTTTATATTCTCCCTCGAAAGATTTTAACCATTCAGAGCCAGTCCAGCGATATTGGATTCCTGTTTTTATATTTTGAACATAAAAAGAAATTTGTTTAAAAAATTCAGTGTTTTGAGATATAGGATCTACATTGTCATTCTTTGAAACATACTTCAGAACTTTGTAAATTTTTCCTTCGTAAGATAATAATTGATTGGGGTTATAAACTATAGATCCATCAAACGGATCAGTAGATGGCTCCCACTGAGGTATGAGATCTACCCAAGCACTGCCGTTCCACTCGATTATCGAATTGGCTAAAATAACAGGATCGCTGCCATTTAGATTTTTCCAAGCATCCGGGCCATCATACGGTCCTCCTGGCCAGGTAGTATTTCCTCCTACATTAGGACTAGTATTGACTTCGTCTAGCATCAAATATCTTAGACCTAAAGGAATTCCTGCCTGATTACCGTATAGTTCAAGAGGATTAAATCTATAAGGATCGATAATAGCATCGATAGTCCCTTTATGATCTAAGCCAATGACTGAACTAGGAATAAGAGTGTTTGTAGGCAAGGTATCTGGATCAAATGTTATTTTTAAAACATAAGGATCGATTGGATTTACTACATAGGTGCCTATAATATCGTAACCGTTGGGCTGCTTGAATCTTATTAGGCTTCCAGGAATATATCCGCCTTGTGCATCTATCACAGTATTCCAATCCAGATCATCTCCGAGTTTGGTTTCTTTTTCTCCTAATGCCGAAGAAAGCACAGGATTTTTTCCGTCGATTAGGGTGGCATCGTATTGATAGTCGTTGAGATCTGAAGTTTGAGATTTAAACAACAGCACACCGTATTTGTTTGACGATAATGTTATGCCACCTCTAGAACCATTAAACGTAAGATCTTCAATACCAACAACATCTCCATCTTCTGTAAAAACATTGTTGATGATATTTTGAACAATACCTAGTTTCTTGACCTTAGCAGGCGGAGTAATATATATTGGCATTTCAAACTGTAGTGAGCAGATATCTATATCGCTTTCTGCACCCACAGGTATAGTTCTAGAACTAAAGACTACAGAATTTAAATACAAAGCAGTTAAGCTAGTCCAATCTAAATAATTGTCAGTAGTCTGCAATTCAAGACTGGGATTAAACAGAATCAGTATTTGTTCTAACAGCTGAAGTTTTTGATCAGTGTTAGAAGTCCAAATATCCGCTTTCATAGTCAGCTTCATTGGAGTAGGCATCAATCTTTCTACAGTATAGGCATTGCCCTGATTACCAAAATATTCTCGATCTCCGGTTATGGGATCTGTTCCGTATTTTCTTTCTCTGATACTTACTTTGCTAACGAAAGTAGCATCGCTGAGTCTTGTTGTATCCAGTTCTAATCCAGAAATGTAACAAGCTATTCTAGGCACAGACAACATTTTATTCTCTGAATTTTCTTTGATAATAGATGCTGCCTGTCTAGACATGTCACCATACATGACCGGTATTTGACGCTGTTCACCGTCACCGGCTTGATATTTGAAACCTATGAACACACGCATAAACTGTGTTACATATCGTCTAATCTGTCCGTCGTAAAAGAAATCCATTAGTTATCCGCCTGTGGTCTTAGAGCCTTACTTAGGCTTTGTTTTTCTGGTATAGAATCAGAATAGAGTCTATATTGTATTCTGTCAGTGGTGTTAGCATACTTGGTCATGTTTATCAATGCTTTGCCGCCTACTCCAGAGGAAACAGAAGCATTGACCTTAGCTTCGCCAATGAATACTTCGGCAAACATTCCAGAAGTGTATGCAATATTAGTTTGTATCTTATTATTTCTTTCTGTGAGATAGGTTATATCGAACAATACCTTGTCTTTACCTGTAGCATTAGGATTGTTAACGAATGTAGATTTTCTATTTTGTCTCACTTCCTTACCTTCAAATGTTGCACCTTCTACAGTATCACTCTGTCCTAGATTATTCATAGTATGACGAATGACATTTTCAATTTTTTGCCATCTGCTGCCGGTATATCTAAACAAACGATTAGGCAAGTAGTCAGTTCTTAGACAATATTGGCCAACTACTGGATTCAGCGGGAAGGCAATTCCAGCAGTTAGAGGAGCGCCGTTAGATGGTATTCCGTCTTCGGTAAGATATCCAGCATAGTCGTCGTGATCGGGCGACAGGAATTGTGTACTAGCAGTTGATCCTACATATATAGGATCTCCGTTTTGATCAAATAATGGATTACCGTCAACATCTGTGGCTTGAGTTTGAACGCTGGCATCTAAAACTGTATCGTCGACAGTTACTATGGCTGTTCTGCCAGTAACGGCATCTTTTTGTATAGTGTAAAATTTAGTAGTATCGTAACCGCTCTTTGGTGAATCAGCATCTGCCTGATCTAGAACAGCCTGAGTAATTTGCATTTCTTTTTCGTAGGTGCTCATTATATCTCTGAGGCTGTCAGCAATTTCATAGTAGGTAGAGTTTGGTGGTTCAATACCCGTTACCTCTTGTAAAACATTATACTTAACACCATTGGGACCTATGACGATATCGCCGGGATAATAAGTAGCCGAGATATTCCAAGGCCCTACTATAGCTTCTGTATTGGCAACTTCGTCTAAGATTTGCTTAAATTCTTGACTGTCTACCAGAGGCTTACACTTTGCACGATATAAATGAGGATACCATGTTACAGAAAATCCTTCAGCTGCCCTAGTGACTTCTTCTATAACATAAAATCTCTTCAAGGCGAACTGTAAGTCGTTAAGAGCATATTCGTCTTTGAGATGCGGGAGTTCTATGACATCTCCAGACATTAGTTTTCTACCAATTTTTTCTACAGTGTCGTTGATGTGGAAAGTAACAAAAATAGTATCGTTCTGTAAAAACAAACCAAATTGGCTAAGATTAAAATCTGTGTCTTGCACATTATATGCGCCACGCAAAATATAGACATCGGGATCATATTTGCGATCTCTATTTTCTAAAAACAGAAGATCTTGAATTTGAAAGGGGTTTGTTCCTCCTGTATACTCTGGAGTACTAGGAGTATTTCCTTGTATACTTTCTCCCGGCCCAAGGTACTTGTGTACAAGCACATCGGTTCCGCCAACTTGGAACATTTCCCAGATGGTTTTATCTATAAATTTGTAATCATTGCCCTTTTGCGGGCGATAAAGGCTTAATCGTGGCATAGTTATATATTTACCGCTACGATAAATACTTACATGAGCCAAATTGACCAATCCAAACAAAGCGTATACAACTACTGTAAAGCCATGCTAGGCGATGGCATGATTGATATTGAGCTAGATCCTATCCATTACGAAACCGCTCTAAATCGTGCTCTAGCAGTTTTCCGTCAGCGCAGCGATAATGCTGTGGAAGAAAGCTATGCCTTTTTGACCCTAACCGAAAGTCAAAACGAGTACATAATGCCCAAGGAAATCCAGCAGGTTCGTCAAATTTTTAGACGCAGCGTTGGATCCAGAACAGGTAACGGTACAGGAGGTACAGTATTTGAACCGTTCAACCTTGCCTATACAAATACCTATTTGTTAAGTTCTACAAATATGGGGGGATTGGCTACCTACGAATTATTTTCTCAATATCAAGAGCTAGTAGGTAAAATGTTTGGTAGCTTTATCAACTTCACTTGGCATCCACAGAGTCGTAAACTTATTATCCATCAGCGTCCTAGAGGCGAAGAACAGGTAATGTTACAGGTTTACAACACTCGTCCGGATTTTGCCATCATCGAAGATACCTACGCAGGCCAGTGGATCAAGGATTACAGCCTTGCTAATTGTAAAATGATGCTAGGACAAGCTCGCGAAAAGTTTTCACAGATTGCCGGTCCTACCGGAGGCAGCTCACTAAACGGAGCAGCTATGAAAACTGAAGCACAGACCGAAATGGAAAAGCTGGTAGATGATTTGATGAAACTAGTTCCAGGCGGTAGTGGCTATACTTGGATTATCGGTTGACCGGCATAAAATAACCTAGTATAATATTTCTAATTGAGGAGATATTATGATTATAGGTATTTGCGGTTTCATTGGCAGCGGCAAAGACACAGTTGCTGACTATCTAGTTAATTTTCATGAGTTTCGGAGGGAAAGTTTCGCCTCGACTCTTAAAGATGCTGTAAGCGCAGTGTTTGGATGGGACCGGACACTTCTGGAGGGTAGAACCAAAGAAGCTCGTGAATGGCGTGAACAGGTAGATCCCTGGTGGGCAGAACGACTTGACATGCCTACACTCACTCCTCGCTGGGTTTTACAGTATTGGGGAACAGAAGTCTGTCGTAAAGCCTTTCATGATGATATCTGGATCGCTAGCTTAGAAAACAAACTCCGCAATAGTAAAGACCATGTAGTAATCAGTGATTGTCGTTTTCCTAATGAAATTTCAAGTATCAAAAATGCAGGCGGTAAAATTATCTGGGTACAAAGAGGCGAATTACCCGATTGGTATGAAGTAGCAGTTGAAGCTAACAAAGGGCATAACTGGGCTTTTCAAGAATTGAAACTTCGAAAAATTCACGCCAGCGAAACTGCTTGGGTAGGCACGGACTTTGATCATATTGTAGAAAACAACAAAAGAATCGATGACCTATATAGAGAAATACAGTTAATAATCAGCAATGAGATCGCCTTGTCTCCAGGTAACACCAGACTTACTCAAAATATTGGCGCAATTGTTACAGACTGTTTTTAAGTTACTGTGACGGCAGTTATCCAAATTGCCGTCAATATGAAACACACGAAATATTTCTAAGTGCGGAGATTTAAAGCCGCACTTTTCGCATTGATTTTTTATTTTGTATCCGGCTCGTTGCCATCTAGGTACTCCGTGATACAAACCATGAGCCATACAAATTTCACATAAACGCCTATAGTAGACTTTACCATTTTTATGGTAATTAATTGCTTTAGGTCGTTGTCCGCATTTGCATAGGGGTCTCATACAAATATTTACACCTTTTTAACCCCTTTTTCAACTAGCATAACCGCCCAATTTTTCAAATAGCCGCTAAATAATATGAGCAACTATTACCAGGAGATTAGGGAATGGCACTACAATCACCCGGCGTACAAGTTACGGTAATCGACGAGAGTTTTTATACACCAGCTGAACCTGGTATGACTCCTCTTATCGTAGTAGCTACAGGCCAAGATAAACAAAACGGAGCAGGTACAGGTACTGCTACAGGAACAACTAAAGCTAATGCTGGCAAAGCATTTAAGATGACCAGCCAGCGAGATCTGACAGAATTCTTTGGCGTTCCTTTCTTCGAAAAAGCACCAGGAAACAATCCTGTGCATGGAGGAGAAAGAAACGAGTACGGTCTTTTAGCTGCATATAGCTTCCTAGGCGTAAGCAATGCAGCATTTATCGTTCGTGCAGATGTAAACCTCGACGAACTAGAACCACAAGCAGATGCACCCGGTTCAAATCCATTGAATGGCACATGGTGGATCAACACCAGCGCAACTTCATATGGTGTCCAAGAATGGAACGGTGCTTCAGTAGCAGCTGGCGGACAAAGATTTGGTTCAAAGAGTCCAATAGTTTTAACCAACGACGATTCCGCTAAATTAAGCGGCGGCGTACCGCTAGGTTCAGTTGGTTCTATCGGTGACTATGCAATTGTTTTTGAAACAGTTGGCACAGCACCTGCATTTGAAGCATCAAAAGAACTAGCTAAATTATATTACAAATCACCAGGCAACGGAAATGCCGACGAAGGCGGACCAGATTGGCCAGGTGGCGGATTACTAGGCGTATCTCCAGGTGACTGGGTGTTAGTCGGTAGCCGTGAGTGGGCAATTAGCTGGCCAACATTTGTTGGAACAGTTACTGGTACACTAGTTGCAGGTAGTTTCGACCTCAATGGCGTTACAGTCAATGTTGGCGGCGCTGACGATATTCTTGATGTAGCAGATACAATTAATAGTTTGTTAATCACCGGTATTACTGCAAGAGCAGTAGACGGTCGTTTATACCTATATACTAACGGATCCAACGACTTCGGTGGAACCATTGGTGATCAATTTAAACCTGGTGACTCTTCTCTAAGTAATGCAATTGTCATTACCAACGAAGTAGGGACAGGAGTATTAAGCGCATTAGGCGGTTTACAAGCCAAGACATATCACGGACCTAAATTAGTAGCAAGTCCTCATACACAAGTACCTTTCTTCAAGAGAGGCGATCCAGACGACGAAATCGATGCTGTTATGGAATTTGGTCGCCCAACCGGATCAGTATGGATTAAAGCAACTGAACCAGGAGCAGGTGCTCGTTGGAGAGTAAGTCGTTGGAGCGGTGGTTTAAACACTTGGGTATCATATGATGCACCATTGTATCCAACACCACATGATGCAATTTATTATCTAGATCGTGCAGGCGGTGGTGCTAATATTAGTCCTGATGCATTGTTTGTTCAATTCAATGCACAAGAGCACAGCTTGTATGATAATACACCACCTGTGGCAACATTCAGAGTATGGAAGAGATCGGCTGCCGGTCCAACTATTGTAACATCAGCCAAGATAACTTCTTCAACTTTTGCTAGCGGAACAAACACTTTTGCAATGGCAGAATCATTAAAGAATTCTGCAGGTTTATCAGCACCGATTACTGTGTCTGTTAACTTAGCAGGTGTTGGCGCAGATTCAAATACACTAGCAGGAGCAATTAACGCCGCTGGATTTACAAATATTGCAGCCAGTGTAACTTCTGATAACAGAATTCAAATCACTCACAAAGCAGGAGGTGAAATTAGAATTAATGACGGAACAAACACACCTATCGTAAGTGCTTTCTCAGCATTCAATATTGATGCCAATACTGGAACTGCGAATTTTTATAATCTCACAACCAGCGGTTCGGGAGGAACATCACCATTAGCCCCTGGTGCAGATTATGATTATCTAATTTCTAACTGGAAACCATTAGCAACTGATGACTTCTATGCATCAGGTAATGCACCACTTAACGAACCAAATGACGGTCAGTTATGGTACAATCCTAGCTATGCAGAAGTGGACATTATGGTACACAATGGTAGAACCTGGGTAGGTTATAGATTCGACGGAGCAGGTGCAGGAACTTATCCTTCACCATATGCAGAAGATCCAACAAATAGTTCTAGAACAGGTTATACTCCATTAGTAACAGCTTCAAACCCATATATTGATGGCGTAACAACAACAGGCGACTTATGGATCAGTACAGCTGATTTAGAAAATTTCCCAACCATCTACAGATACAATGGTGACTTGACAGATATCGCCGATCCAGCTAATCGTTGGGTACTAGTAGATAAAACTGATCAGATTTCAGAAGAAGGAATTCTTTTTGCTGATGCTCGTTGGGATCTAAATGGAACCAGCATGGAGCCAGCAGCAATTGAAGATCTAGCACAAAGCAATTATCTAGATCCAGACGCTCCGGACCCAGCACTATATCCAAGAGGTATGTTGTTATGGAACCTACGCAGAAGCGGTGGTAATGTCAAGAAGTACATGAACAACTACATTGATACAACAGCTGACAATCCAAGATACGACAACAGCTCAGATGGTTCTGATGCTGGTAATTTCTGGGTAGCTGGTCAGAGCATGGCAGGATATGCAACAGATCGTTGGATGTCTGCTGCTGCTAACAATGAAGACGGTTCAGGATGCTTTGGTCGCAAGGCACAACGCAGAGTTGTTGTTCAGGCGCTTAAGAGTGTAGTTGACACTAGCCAAGAAATTCGTGACGAAGAGCGTAGAAATTTCAACATTATCGCTGCTCCAGGATATCCTGAGTTGATGAGTAATCTTGTTAATCTAAACATTGACAGAGGTATTACTGCATTTGTTATCGGTGACACTCCATTGAGATTGCCTTCCGATGCTACATCAATTCTAAACTGGGCTACTAATGCTAATCTAGTAACCGACAACGGCGACGATGGCATTGTAACCTACGATGAGTACATGGCAGTTTACTATCCAAATGGATTTACCACAGATTTAGGTGGTAGCAATGCTGTAGTTCCAGCTAGCCACATGATGCTAAAGACAATCGCTCTAAGCGACCAAGTTAGCTATCCATGGTTTGCACCAGCTGGAACAAGAAGAGGTGGTATTACCAACGCTACAGCAGTTGGTTATATCGACAGTCTAAGCGGAGAATTCCAAACTGTTGCTCTAAATGAAGGTCAACGCGATACACTATATGATCAAAAGATTAACCCGATTGCATTCTTTGTCGGAGTCGGTCATGTAGCCTACGGTCAAAAAACTCGCGGACGAAATGCTTCTGCATTAGATAGAATCAATGTAGCAAGATTAGTAGTATATCTACGCAGTCAGTTGAATAAACTAGCTCGTCCGTATATTTTTGAACCTAATGACAGTATCACTAGAGATGAAATTAAGCAAGCCTGCGAAAGCCTATTGCTAGAGTTAGTTGGATTAAGAGCTCTGTATGACTTCGTAGTTGTTTGTGACGAGTCTAATAACACCCCAGCGAGAATTGATCGTAACGAACTTTATGTAGACATTGCTATTGAGCCTGTAAAAGCTGTTGAATTCATTTACATTCCATTGCGTGTCAGAAACACAGGAGAGATTTAAAAATGGCAATTACATCATTAAATAAAATCGGTGTACCGACCACCGGCGCAGCAAATAGTACGCAAGTACTATTAATGCCTAAGTTAAAATATCGATTTAGAGTAACCTTGCTTGGTTTTGGTGTGACTGCCGCTACTGAACTAACAAAACAAGTTCAAGATGTTACTAGACCAAAAGTTGCTTTTGAAGAAATGACATTAGATGTTTATAACAGCAAGGTAAAACTAGCTGGAAAATACACACTAGAAAACATTACTTTAACATTGAGAGACGATGCTAGTGGTCAAGTACAGAAATTAGTAGGTCAACAAATCCAGAAACAATTCGACTTCATGGAACAAGCATCTGCTCGTTCTGGTATCGATTATAAGTTTACTACTCGAATTGAAGTGTTAGATGGCGGTAACGGTGCAGGACCAAACTTCACATTAGAAACATTTGAACTATATGGATGCTTTGTTGTAAATGCTGACTACGGTGATGCAAACTACGGTACTAACGAACATATGACTGTTGCATTGTCAATTTCATATGATAACCTAGTACAATTTGCAGCAGGTTCAGCAGCAGTAAGCCCAATCGGTGGTATTGGAGCCGCAGTTGGAAGAGCAGTAGCTACTCCAGGCAACGGTGGTATCACAACAGGTGCTGCTGGCGCTTAATATCAGTTAAGCTAATTAAAAAGCCCGACATAAAGTTGGGCTTTTTTTATGGCATAAATAATTATATGGCCAATAAATTCACAAAATATCTTACAGATCTCGGCTCTGGATTTGTCGATGGACTGACTCAGCCCAAAGGTAAACTTGCCAATTATAGGCATGCTACCCGTTTATTCGTAGACGATACTTTAAGATTAGCTCCTAAGTCTAAATTTTTATTTTATCTCAGTGTAGAAGTAGACGAAAATGTTCTAAGATCCTCGGCATTTAGGCAAAGAGAGCACGGACAAGAATTCGGTATGCTTTGCAAGTCAGCAGATCTACCAAAATTTACTTTTGATACTGTAACCAAAAATCAATATAACAGAAAAAAGGTAATTTACAAAGGCATAAGTTATGATCCTGTAAACTTAACATTTCACGACGATAGTGCTAATGTTGTAAACTCTTTATGGGCTTTATACTACGGATATTATATTGCAGATAGAAATAATGCCGACGCTGCTTATTCTATGAACAGCAGTTATAGAGCAGAAGCCACTCCTATCGATAATTTTAGATACGGTTTAGATAATCAGGTAACCTTTCCTTTTTTAAAATCTGTAAGTATCTATACAATGAGTCGTAGAAGATTTATGGGATATACTTTAGTGAATCCTAAAATTAAATCATGGGCACATGGAAATGTAGATTACTCCGCAGGAGAAACTATCGAAAGTACAATGGTATTAGAATATGAAGCTGTGAAATATTCTGCAGGTAATGTAGGATTTAACAGTCCTAAAGGTTTCGCTACATTACATTATGATACACTGCCTAGCCCACTAAGCATTGCTGGTGGTGGTGTAGCAAACATATTCGGAGGTGGAGGTGTTCTAGACGGTCTATCTTCTGTATTCGGTGCTGTTGGTTCAGGCGCAGCCTTCAAAAGTCCCGGAGGATTCTTATCTACCGTGATTGCCGGTATCAACACAGCAAGAAACATAGGAACCATAAGACAAGAAGGCGTTACCAATGTATTAGGTAGAGAAGCTATTAATATTTTAAGTAGTCCTGGAGCAATTAATGCCGGTGCATCGTTGGTCTCCGGTGCTCTAGGTGCGGTATTTCCTAAAAGCAACAGAACGCCAAGAGCCGAAACTACTGCGACTCCAAAGAATGTAACAAGAAGATAAAATCACATGTCTAAAACTAATTTGCCTGAAAGAACATTAGACGACAGTGCTGCAGGAACTAGATTATTTTTTGATAGCTATGGTCGTGATCCTATAGAATTTAGTGCAGTCGATGTTAATTCTTGCCAAATCTTTTTTGAAGAAAAAGGTTTTGAGAAGGATACTGCCTTGACAATTTCTGCTGCCTTGTTAAAGCAAGCAAAAATTGACGGTACCCCGATTTTTCAAATATTAGATTCTTTAAAAACTTTTGATAAAATACAACTCAATGTCCTAGTCGGCGAAATTCTAAACAATAATAGAGTTCCAACTTCTTCACTAGGCTTCAAAACCACTCCAGTGTTCACTGACCAAACTAGAAAAATTTCTGCCTAATGCCTAAATTTGCTCAAGGTCGTTTTGAAATGAAAAACCCTTCGAAGTATGTAGGGAAAAGGACACCTTTAGCTAGAAGTAGTTGGGAATTTGTTTTTATGCGGATGCTTGATGAACATCCCGGTGTTGAAAAATGGGCATCTGAAAGTATACAAATCCCTTATAGAGATCCGTTGACTGGTCGACAAACAATTTATGTACCAGATTTTTTTATCATGTATGTTGATAAAAATAAAAAGAAACATGCCGAAGTTGTAGAAGTTAAACCAGCTAGTCAAACCCTAAGAGAAAATATCGGTAAAAGTCTATACAATCAGGAACAGTATGTTAAAAATCTAGCCAAATGGGAAGCTGCTAATGCTTGGTGTAAACAGCAAGGTATTAAATTTAGAGTAATTAATGAAGATGATATTTTCCACCAAGGCAAAAAACGCAGATAAGTAAAGTATGACTAAAAAATTAGAAGAACTGCTGAATTTAGATACTCCTCAAGTCGAAGAAGCGCCACCAGTTGAAAGACCAAAGCACGAAGAAGTTGATAGCATAGAAAAAAGCTATCAAGAAGTGTCTAAAATTACCAGCACTTTACCACAAATTACTGAATTAAATGATCTTGACGAAACAGAACTAGATCATTTAGCTAAAAAAGCAGAAGAAGCCTACGACGATCTTATGGATTTGGGCATGAATGTTGAAGTGCGTTACGCCAGTCGTATTTTTGAAGTAGCAGGAAGCATGATGAAAAATGCTATAGATGCTAAATCTGCTAAGATTGATAAGAAGTTAAAATCTATCGATCTACAACTTAAAAAATATAAAATCGACAGGGATGCTGGTGACGAGGGCGACAACGGCGTGATAAACGGACAAGGTTACATAATTTCCGATCGCAACGAGCTTCTCAAGAAATTGGGTCAAAAGGAATAAATACTACTATGAAAACCTTTAAAGAATATCTTACGGAAAGTAAAAAAACATATCCTTTCAGAATCAAAGTAGCAGGTGATCTACCCGAAGGATTTGCAAAAAAAGTCAAAGAATATCTAGGATATTGCAAACCGGCATTGGTTGAAAAATCTAAGACTCCTATCCAGTCACAGCCTTTAGATTTTCCCGATCTAAGCAATATTGAAGTGCATGTATTCGAAGTAGTTTGCGAGTATCCAACTACTACTCCACAGATTGTAGAAAGACTAAAATGCCTAGTCCCGGAAACACACCTACGAGTAAGGAATGGCGGGGATCCTGCAGAAGCAGAACATGCAAGTTTTGAATTAGAAGGTTCTGGTGAGTCTATTTTAGAAGAACCCGAGTACAATGACAAAATCAAAGCTAAAGAGTATTTCGGCGACGACTTTAATAAAACCTTTCTAAAAGATTTAAGTAAAGCAGCCAAAGAAAGAGCTAAGGAAGATGGAAAAGGCGAGTACAAACTTCCTAAAGCAAAAGAAGATAAATCCGGCGTAAAAAGCGCCATGGGGAGTTAAAATGGATTTCCATCAATTATTAGCAAAGATGCAGCAAATTGATCAGCCTGCTACCGAGAACATAACACCGGAAGCCTGCGGAGATATGCCACCATCTATGGGCATGCCTAGTATGCCTCCAAAATCAAATGAGCCTGCACCTAGCATGAGCGTTAATTTAAATGCACAAGGTTTAGACAATATTGAAGAATTAATGAAATTAATTATGAAGGTTAATCCAGAAATGGATAAGCCTGATATGCCTCCTATGCCTTCTATGAGCATGGAGCCTAGCATTGCTAGTATTAAACCTAGCCTACCGCCATTAAAAATGTTACCTGACTTTGATGCAGATAACGATGATATGCCAGGTGGAGAAAAAGACAAGGGAGATCAACCCGGAGGTCTTGGTGCTAGTTTAGATAGAGATAAAGACGGTGATCACGACATGGACGATCACGATCTTGAAAAGAAAAAAGGCAAAGAAGAAGAATATGCTAACGAGCCTGATGAAAAATACAGTGATATTGATTACATGAATAATCAGTTAGCAGGCGGTATGAATCGTCCTAAGGGAACATTCCCTAAAGTTGCAGACGGTGATAATCCTATGCAGAAAAAACAATTTGAAGGCACTGATTTGAGAGCACAGATCCGTGCAGAACTTCTACAAAGATTAGCAGAAGCTAAAGGAGCAAAATAATGGGCAACTTATATGGAGTAGCTATAGGCGGAGGCCTAACAGGTAATATTGATGATAATGCAAGACGCATTTTAGGAGACGGCACATCAGGTGCAGGTCCATTTACTAGATTTGGCAGTAGAGAACTACAGGCAATTAAGGTTGTTTCTGCTACAATTAATTTTGCAACTTCATACACAGCAGCAGGCAGCAATTTCTATAAAGCAATTAATGCCATTCAAGAAAGAGCCGAAATTTATTATGTCGGAATTCCACAAAATACAGCTAATGGATTTGTTGCACTAATCAGCAAAGTCAACAGTGACTCTGGCGACAATTATGGTGCTACATCAACTGCTGATGGATCTTATGATAATCTAGAACAAGTAATAGATACAGCAGTAAATGGCAGCGACACTGGTGATATTACAATCACTAATGTTACACTTACTGGTTTAACATTTGCATAATACACTTTAATATCAAATAGGGCCGTAAGGCCCTATTTTTTTCAGTAAATACTGTATGGCTAAATCATTAGACGGTGTATTAATTAAAAAGGCTCATGCTGTCCAGAAATATACTCTGGAGGAAGTCAAGCACCTCGAAGCTTGCATGGATCCTGTTACAGGACCCTTGTATTTTTGTAGAAACTTCCTAAAGATTCAGCACCCAGTCCGAGGTGCTATTGCTTTTGAACCATATGAGTATCAGGAAAGACTGATACAAGCCTATCACGATAACAAGCAGTGTATTGCTATGTTGCCTCGTCAGATGGGTAAGACAACCTGTGCCACAGGTTATCTATTATGGTACACAATGTTCGTACCAGAAGCACAGGTTCTTATCGCTGCCCACAAATATGAAGGCGCCCAAGATATCATGAACCGTTATCGTTATGGTTATGAAAACTTGCCAGACTTTATCCGGGCTGGTGTGTACAGTTACAATAGAAATACTATCGAATACGACAACGGTAGTCGTATACAGGCAACTACCACAACAGAAAATACAGGTCGTGGTAAGTCGCTATCCTTAATTTACTGTGACGAGTTTGCGTTTGTGCAACCACCAGAAAAAGCCAAAGAGTTCTGGACTGCGTTATCTCCAACACTGTCAACAGGCGGTAAGTGTATTATTACATCAACACCAAACTCAGACGAAGATCAGTTTGCTATGATTTGGACCGAAGCCAACAAGAAATTTGATGATCACGGTAACGAAACTAAAGTCGGAGTAAACGGGTTTTACAGCTATTTTGCGCATTGGAATGAACACCCAGATCGTGACGAAGAGTGGGCTAGAGTAGAACGAGCAAAGATTGGCGATGAGCGGTTCCGCAGAGAATTCGACTGCGAATTCTTAATCTTTGACGAAACCCTAATTAACTCAGTAAAATTAGCAGAGCTTCAAGGTGTTGAACCTTCAATGACCATGGGACAAACACGCTGGTATAAAGATATCGAACCCAAAGCTACCTATCTAATTGCCTTAGATCCTAGCTTAGGTACCGGTGGTGATTATGGAGCAATACAAGTATTTGAAATGCCTAGTATGATACAAGTTGCTGAATGGCGCCATAATCTAACTCCTGTACAGCAACAAGTAAAGCATATGCGAGAAATACTGCGATACATTAACGATCGAGGACAGGAACGAGGCAGCGCACCTCAAATTTATTATAGTGTAGAAAATAACAGTTTAGGTGAAGCAGCATTAATTGTTATCAACGATATAGGAGAGGAAAACTTTCCAGGATTATTCTTGTCAGAGCCTATACGCAAAGGTCATGTTCGTAAATTCCGCAAGGGTTTTAACACTACACATAGAACAAAAATATCAGCTTGCAGCCAATTAAAAAATATGATCGAAACTCATAAAATGGTATTAAAGTCTAAACCGTTAATATCGGAACTTAAAACCTTTGTTTCGACTGGGCTCGGATTTAAAGCTAAAAGCGGGGAACATGACGATCTAGTGTCCGCAACACTGTTAATAGTTCGTATGGCAAATGTACTAGCGGACTGGGATCCTCATATCTACGATAAAATCACTGAAAAAATCACAGAAGAGCACATGCCTATGCCGATCTTTGTCAGCACAGGCTTTTGATAAATATAACTATGGATGCACGAAATAACATTGCACAGGATTTATTCTATAAAATTCGCAGCCGTTTTTCTGGCCTAAAATTAGGTGCAGAAACCGGACAGATTACTATCAATCCTGTAGAAGCTAGATTTTTTGATTTTGACTATATGGAAGGTGAAACTCCAATAGGTCATGTCAGTATTAGTCTTGCCGAACCCAATTCTATGAAAGTTTATTTTAGTCATGGAATTACAGAAGGCATGGACAGTAATCAAAAAGAAAATTGGTACGGTTTTTTAAAAGAATTAAGACAATTTGCCAAGCGTAGACTTCTAAGTTTTGATACCAGAGACATCGCCAAAGATAATTTAGATCAGAGAGATTATGAATTTCTCAGTCAAAATGCACAGCCAAAACCAGAAGCACCTAACACAATACAAAAGCCCGTTGGAGAATCAATTATGAGTGAAAGCACAATGTATGGTAGCAGAACGATGAGCTATCAAAAGTTGATGGACACCAGACTTATTATCAAGCACAGCCAAGCAGTGATGGACGACACACAGCCAGGTGCTAGAACAAGGAACATTTCTGCATTGTTCGTAGAAAATCAAGACGGTGAAAGATTCAAGTATCCTTTCATCCATTTAGCAGGTGCCCGTGCTATGCAGCGACATGTGGCCAACGGCGGTTTGCCTTACGATGACATTGGTAAGAGTATTATTTCTATGAGTGAAGAAATTGCACAGCTAAAGAGCTTTGGCAATTATGTAGTTCGTAATGATTTAATGAATTCGATGAACAACGACATTGTTGAAAGAAGTACTGGATACTTAAATCAATTAAGAGAACAAATTAAGGCACTATCAAAGCAGAGTCATTATGAGGCTTATAAAGAATCATTCCAGGCTCGTGAACAACTAGAAGTACCAGAAGAAGTAGTAGAAGATTTTGTAGAACAATTTACAGTTAAAAATTTCAAAGAAGACATTAAGTCAGTATTTCCTGTGTTATACCGTTTAATGCAAGAGGGTAACACCATAGGCTATGACGACATAGTCGCTATGACATCACAAGAACAGGTAGCAGAAGAAGAACAACAAGAAATAGAGAAAAATGATCCTTTTTCAACTTTTGAAAATTGGATTATGGCATTAGGTGAAGATAGTGCCATAGTCAGTAAAGATCCAGAAGAACAACAACAAGCTATAAAAGAATTACAAGAGCTAGTGGGCGAACATTTTTCTGCAGGCGTAGACGGCTCAAATGCTATTGAGAGTCTCAAAGGCATCATCGAAGATCCGGAATTATACAAGGCAATCAAAGAACAGAGCAAAGAAGATCCAGATAGCTGTGTTAGGGGTCTAGTCAAAGATTGGTTAGATCAAAATGCCCCAGAAGTCGTAGATCAATTAGACTTCGGTGATTATGTTGAGGAACCTGCAAGAGATGTGGCGGAAGGCTCCTTCGGCAGTGGATATGGTAGTGTCTTTACATTATATGTAAACACTGGTGAAAAACCT